TTGCCCATTCATCGGCTGCGGACGCTGCGGCTGCGCCTGTTGCATCTGCGTGTTTGGCAGGGGAGAAGCAAGACCAACTGTACCCATGCCGCCGTAAGGATTGACGGGCTGCTGCGGAACGTAGGGCGCTCCGGGTGTTGGATAATAGCTCATAAACATCCCTCCTTGTGCATCCAGTGTACTGCATCGGCAAAAAGTGAAGGACAACGAACGCACAACGAAAGACAAAAAAGAAAAGCGCCCACACGGAAAAATCCGCATGAGCGCTTAACTGTTAAGGGTTTCACTTTGGAAGCAAGACTAAAATATCACGTTTTGATTTACAGCGCAAGCCTTTCGACAAAACAAGCGCAAATAAAACAAAATCCACCACTTTGCCTACAACGTACCCCGCGTGGAACGCAGAGCTTTGGCAAAGCAGGGGATTTATTGTAAAATCAAGAGCGGAACTGCCTACAGGCAATGCCGCTCTCTACAAAGGCTGTAGCCTTTCAAATCATAAATCGTATGGCGTATAATGCAAAGACGCATATACCGATAAAGCCATGCCTATAAATGTACTATGCCAAAACGGAAGGACGGCTTTTAGAATGCTTGATGTCGCCCCAAAAATAATCAGAGCGAACAAAACACGGGACAAAAAGTGATATATTTTATTTGCCATAATTCATATAAAATCGTCTCCCGCATGGTACGCACTGTAAGTAGGCGGGCGGGAGACTAAATTTCGTAAGCTGTGCGCTTGTGCTGACAGAAATCTTTAGGCCAGACCACACCAGCAATTCATTAGGCGAATTGTCTGTAAATATTATACCACAAATCGTAAAAAAAGAAAAGCGGCAGACCCGAAAGCCTGCCGCTTCAACGCGCTTCACAAGAAAACGCACCCAATTAAAAGTATAGTATCACACATTCAGCATTTTATCAATAATTTTTAGCCTATTGCCGATTGATGTCCGACAGTACGGCACACGCGCTGCAATATCAACTTGGCATAGCTGGTCAACGTACCGCAACCGGGCGATTTTCCGGTCATACCTCCCAAGCGGCGCACGTTTTATCACAGCTTTTATCTGTTCTGCATTAAGCCCTTGCAACGCTGGCGGAAAGACTATGCGAGCCGCCGCCACGGGCAACACCGAGCCAGAAAGGCTGCGGCAGCTGTCCGGCGTTGCGCACCACATTGCCAAGCACGGCAAACCGGTGACAAAATGTCACCAATTTGTTGACATTGTCGATATGGTAACCTGTACAAACGTCTGTTCCAGCGCGGTCAGAATTTGTCTGGATAATGCTTTTTGAGCATCTCCACGGGTTAAGCGGTTCGTATGTAGTGCTTGCCATGATATCCTCCTTACAGTGTGATTTCCTCAGCGTTCGCCTTGTCCTCAGCGTCCAGCGCATCGTAGTACGCCTGCGCCAGAACCTCCACCTCTGCGATGTCGTCCTCCGTCAGCAGGCCGCTGTCCAGATGGGTATACGCCTTGTCCAGCCAGTATGCCACGTCACGTCCTGCGGCAATCTCCCGCTTGATGGAGCGCAGGGTCAGGTCATGCCGGGCTTTGCTTTTGATAGCCATAGTCAGTCCTCCTTTAGGTCGTTGTCATGGACGCTACTGCGTCCTCCAGCTTTTTGATTGCGATGTTCACATCCCTCTGATACTCCAGCTTGACCCCCGCACCGTCACCAGCCTGCACCACCGTGTCAGGGCCGTAAGCGGTAAGCGCTTTGTAAGCGGCGATTTCAGCAGGGGCGAGCGGGGTTTCGATAGGGGTGGCGAGAATTGCGGTCAGTGACATAGGCGTTTGTTGCAGATACTGCTGTAACTCGTCCAGAGTGGTGATGTTTTTAAATCTAACGTATAGCTTTACATTGATTGTAAAAACATTATGTGACGACCATGTACCGCCCGATTGGCCAAGCGCTAAAGCTGAGCAAAACGCGCTTGAATCAGCAGTCGTTACATCCGCTTTCTTCAATTCTTCACTTCTACGCCAAAAGCGAATACCGTTACCGGTCTTTTCTAGTTTAAACTCCCGGTTATCAGTAAAAACTATTGTTGTTACTCTCTGCACCTTCACCCCTCTCTCCAAGTCCACCTCGTCACACACCCACTGCTGGCCCTGCGGGTCAATGTAGTTGCCGCCAGAGGTGACAGGGATGCCGGGTAGGCCGGTAGGAGTTGGGAGGGTGAGGAGTTGTTCACGGTAGGGGGAGTAGGTGGTGGATGAATCCAACGACACCATTAGCTCACTGAAACCTGCTTCATCCTCACATTGAATGACCATGTACTTGGATGTAGCAGAAATTTCTACTTGTCGTTTTGAGTCCGCGTTTATAGCGCTAGACGGACGAACCACAGAGCCTTTAGTGGGTAGCTTATCAACAACCGCAACGCGGAATTTAGTTCCAATTTTGTTCCTCGTAACATAGTATTTAGCGCCTGTAACTACTTGCAAAACACTTGATACGTTTCCGTCGGCCAAACCAACGGTGTCTGCTACCGAGTTGATAAAATATTTTTGAAACCCCTGTTCGTAAAACAGGTTCTTCCCCGTCACCTTCACCGCCACACTCCCGCTGTCACCAGCGCTCACGATAGGCACAGGTGCATCTGGCGTGGGTGTACCGTCCTGCGTGCTCCGACCGTACACGGTCAGGCCGCACAGGGGTGCAGTGAAAGCGTCGTCAACGCTGAGCGGGTTGCCTGTCTCAGTGCCTACAAGGATGTTCTGCCGGGCCTTGACTGCGCTGATAGCGTCACCTGTGGCTTTTGCGTCAGCGGCTTCGCCCTCGTGGGTGAGGGTGGTGTCCAGTGCTACGGCAGGGCCGGTCTCTCCTTTAGGGCCTTGAGGGCCTGTCTCACCCTGCGGGCCGACCGGGCCGACCGGGCCGATGGGGCCCTGCTCACCTTTGAAATCACCGTTTGCAATGCTGTCCTTCAGCTCCTGCAAGCTGTCAGCGGCCTCCTGAGCGCTCTGGTCTGCATTGCCCGCACTGGTGGCAGCCTGCTGTGCTGCCGTCTGTGCATCGGTCTTGGCCTGCTCTGCGGCGGTGGCATCGGTGTGCACGGCGTCTACCAGCTGCTGCCATGCAGGGGTGCCCGGTTCCGGCTCTGTGCCGTCCTCCGTGCCGGAGTTGGCGCTGACACGATACCGCAGGTCTGCACTAGTGACGGTCTTTGCGCCGTCACTGCCTTCAAAGGTGACGCATCCGCTCCCGGGCTGTGCGGTCACGCTGGCGGGCACGTCCACATAGCCGTCCACCACCAACGAGGATGCCGGGTCTTTACCGCCCGGCACGTGCCAGAAGCAGCGGATAGCCAGCCCTTCCCACTCGCCGGAAGCGGTGACGGCAAGGCGGTACACACCCCGGTTTTTGGTGTAGCCAAAGCGCACCAGCTGCTCATAGCCGGGCAACTTTGCCGTGCCGTTGGATGCGAGAGATACGCTTTGCTCGATCATAAATTACTCCTTGTTGATGGTAGGCTTCTTGTCTGCCAGTGCCTTTTTCATCATGCTGACGGCCTTTTCGATCACGCTGTCCAGCACTTCATCGGTGATAAAAGGCTTCAGCCAGTCCGGCAGTGCGCCGCGCAGCGCAGCAAAGACTTGCGCCTTTTTCTTTGCGCCCTGACCGCTGCCCATGATGCTGTCCTCAGCGATGGTGACGAGCTCCAGCGCCCACTGCTTGACGTACTGTTTGTAACCCAGTCGGATAGCACCAACGGCCAGCGCGGCAAAGCCAATGAACATCAGTACCAGTGCGATGGGTGCGGGGATAAAGTTAAACATTGCTTCCATGATTTGTTACTCCTTTCAGTAGGTAGTTGTTAATATCGGATTTGCTTTTTTGCATACCTTCGCGGTTGTTGCCGGACAGCTGCGAATCCAAAAGATTTTGTACTCCAACGAGTACGAGACGCATTTCTTCATCGAGGCCGTCAAAGCGGCGCAGGTCTCTTGCAAGGGCCTGCGCGTGCTGAAGCTGTCCCTGTTCCAGCACGCCAAGTCTTTTTTCGAGCGTATCCATTCGCTTGTTCTGCGCATCGTCGGGGGCCTGTGCCTTTTTGATGTACTTGTGGATGATTTCCAACACCTTGTCGATGGTGATGACCGCAGCGCACAGGCTGCCAAGAATGCCCAGCACCCACAGTAAAGCTTCTTTTTCGGTCACTTTCCCTCCCGGAGACGGGTCAGACCCTTCTTGCTGATGATGCCCGCATAGTCCTTGTATGCGTGGGACATGTCTACGTTGGTGGTCTTGCCCGGAATGGCATCCACAACGCCCGGGATATGCGCCTTGCTGGTGTACTGCCACATGCCAAAGGGCCAGCCGGGCGCGGGCTTCTTCGTGCGGTAGGCAGCCAGCCACACGTCGTAGGGCTTCAGCGCCGCGCCGCCCATGTACAGGAAGGTGCTGCCGAACCACAAGCCGGTGTACAGCATGGCATACACGCCCCAGCTTTCCACCGTGCTCAGCATGTAAGCTGTCAGGTCGGTCAGCGCGGCCTTGCCCAGCGGCTTCTGCACATCGTCCTCGATGTCCACGGCCACCGGCAGCTCAAAGCTCCGGCCGGTGAGCAGCTTCTTAAAGTACGCCAGCTCCTTGTCGGCCTGTTCCCGGTTGACTGCCTTGAAATAGCCATACACGCCGCAGGGGATGCCCAGCCGCTTGCATTCTGCGTAGTTTCGGGCAAACTGCGGGTCAGTGTAGGGCGCACTGGGTCTGCCCGCTGCGCTGTTGCCCATGGCGCGAATCATTACGCCGTCTACCTTGCCGCTCGCCTTGACCTTCTCCCAGTTGATCGTGCCCTGATGCCGGGACACATCCATGATTTCAGCCATAGCGTCCTCCTTACTGCGTGATTTCCTCAAAGCCGCTCTTGATAAGAATCGCCTTGACCTTCTCCTTCAGCAGGCGGGGGCAGCGCTCATACAGCGCCTTTGCATCCTCCATAGTCTCAGCAGACATGATTTCCTGTGCCCACAACATTGCCATCATACGTACCATCCTTTCTAATTTTTGTGTGATTTTATGCATAAACAATCTCGCTCATTTCAAGCAAGCATTGCTTGAGCATCTCGTTTTCTTTTTGCAGTGCCGCCACCGTATCCGGCAGCTTCTCCCGGGCTTCGGCCTTTTTGCGCTCTTCTTCCTGCGCGGCCAGCTCTTCGGCGGTGTAGCGGATGTACCTTTTAATGGGCAGCTGCTCGGTCCACGCGGGCCTTGCCGGTACGCCCGGCACATCCACCACCCGCTGCACGTCCCTGCCGCCGCTGGGGTATTCGGCCACCGTCTCGTAGTGGGCCACCTCGGCCACAGCCTCCTGCGCCGGGTGCTCCAGCGGCTGGGTGTCGTCGGTCAGATACCCAAGGGTCAGGTCCGGGTTTTCCACGACCGCGCCGGTCTCGTCAATGATTTTCATGGTTCAAAACCTCCTTTCAGGCCACGCGGCGCCAGATGTGCACATAGTAGGCGGCGGGCTGCACGGTGGTGCTGCGGCCATAAATGGCGTTGGACTTGGATGCGTCAAAAGATATATTGCTATAACCTCCACTAGACCCGTTCTCGAGTGAACTGCCCATATATTTGCCAGAAAACGCACCGCTGCCAGATGGAGAATTAAAAAAGGTGCCCATTACATTAGATAATGTGCCCGTGATGTTGGGCAGACCGGCTTTCACTGTGGTGCCTGCCGCGTGGGTGCTGGATGCACCCATCAGCACCCGCTCGGACGCGATCTCCTCCCAGCTGCCGCCGAACAGTGCGGCGGGGCTGGTGGGGTCGGTGCTCTGGTAGATGCTGCCAACGGGATGGTCTGCAAGCTTTTGCGCTTCAAGAAGACTGTTTACTTGTTCCCGTGTGTAGTAGTCGGATAAATCAGCTTTTTGCACGCTGTCCTTCCATACGCCGGTGTCACTGTCCCATGTCCAGATGGTATCGGTCGTTCCGACCACTGCCCACCAGCCGTTTTCGCCCACTGGTACAGCCGTCTTGAGGGCTTCCGGCGTGGCATACCAACCCTGTGCACCAATGGTGATGGTGCGCACCTGCTCGAAATATTCTTTTGTGCCTTGCAGGTTCTTGGCGGACTCCGTCTCGGACGCTTTTGCGGCGGCCTGGCTTGTAGCGGCGGCTTTTTCACTTGCCGAACTCTGTGCCGCACTTTCTTTTGCTTCTTCTGCGGCGTTTAAAGCGCCTGCAACAGTGCTCAGTTCATTAAGTGTTGATGCGTTGATTGGAGTGCCCTCAACGCTAGGCTCATCGTTTCGTACGAGCGTTACAACCTCCGATGTGCCGTCTTTCTTAACCATCGTCCATCGACCCGGATATTTTGCCACACGGTCTTCAAAAACCATATTGTCCCTCCCCGGTCATATATTCGCCAGAAAATGTAACGTATGTTTTAGCAAGCGTTTCAATGTCGAGCAAAATTTGCTCGATTTGATTCATTGTTGAAAAATCGAGTTTGTTCATGCTTTCTGGCGTATCTGCAATAGCAGATGAGCCAGAGCATTTAGCACGAATGGAGTTGATGTTGGAAAGCCAACGTATTGCATCGGAGACTTTCATATATCCATCGGCTGTCCAATCAATCCGAACAGAAACGGATGCACCAACGATAGAGCCAAGCTCTTGAATACCGGATTCTATACGGTTGAAATCCGTATAGTTTAAAGCGCCCTTCATACCGGCAAGCCATTCCGATTGTTCGTTTTTTGTCCACGTGCCCGCTCTCGCCTTTGCTGTGATTTCTTTTACGTGGTTAACGTCCGATTGCGTTCGGTCTGTAATCCATTGGCCCATAAGCTACTCCTCTTCAATTCTTCCTTGATATCCAACCTTTAAATTCTGAGGGACGGTGAATGCCGGTCGGTAGCATTTGTAATTACCATCGCCAGAACCAATGCAGTTGAAGTAAGAAAATTCGTTTCGATTGTCTGAGCTCACGAGGTGAATCTTGTCATAATACTCCGAAACCGCAATGGAACGATAATAGATACTTCCGACAGAAGAATCCATTCCCCACCATTCGAGGTGAGTAATAGGGGTTCTTGTCCATTGTTGATACGCGTTTGCTACGCCGCCGTAAGTATAGAACGGCCCTTTAGAAAGTTCTTTTGCGGTAGGCAGAGTGCTTCCTTCTGCGTTACATCCATACCCCCACATTTTACTAACGTAGCTACTGTTATTGTCAGGGAAATCATAATATATTTCTTTCGCTGAAGGCAAAAACACACTACGAGACAACGTGGATATTTCGGAAATTTCATAATGCCCGCTACCGGCCGACTCTCCAGGAATCCATTTGAAGGCCGGAGTATAATAAAATGTCGTTTTGTCAATTTTTTTCTGCATGTAATCAGAAAGAGAATTTTTGAAAGAACCGTTCAGCAAGGCATCAATGGTGCTTTTTGAATATTCCGCAGGGGTTGTACTTTTGCTATCCCACGTAAAATCCTCTGTACCGTTGCCAAAAATCGAATCTTTATGCACCAAAAGCGTTCTTCCAGTCCCGTTTAACTCAGGCTCATAATTATGTTTTGATACAAGGAAAGCGGTATAAACACCAGCAATCGAAACGTAAACAATGTCGCCTTCTTTGAGGTCGGAAATCTCGTCCGCAATCGTAGTAGCGTTACAAGAAGCAGAAAGGCTCGCGACTGTAGCTGTGATCGTTGCCGTTCCACTGTGTAAATACGTGACTTTGCAGACGGATACACCGCGTTCGTTCTTGATGACATTCAGCTCAACGATACCAGCAGGAGATGCATTCCAAACAATAACAGGGGAATCGGCAGATGCAGGGGTAAGCGTTGCAGTGAGCGTGATCGTGTCGGAAGGATGTAAGTAAATCTCAGAAGCGTCGATTTGTAACGAATCAACGTCTTCAATCATATACCCGGTAACGGAGCCCTTGAAGCTGCCATTAAACGTGTAAGAAACGTCAGTAATCAACAAGTTAGAAGAATATCCAAATTGATGATTGAGCTTGACAAAATCAAGAGCATCGTTATGTGGGCTGGCACGATAAGACAGGGTGGCTTTTCGACGGTTAGAAAGCACTTTATAGCTTTCAGTTAGAACATTTTTTGGCTGGGAGACAATGGAAGAAGAGATAAGTGCATTGTTTACACTTTGCGTAACGCCATCGCCAGTAGCGCCGTTTGGATATAACGACGAAGCGCCATTTAGAGAGTAAGAGATGTTTTTTAACTTATTAGAAAAAGTGATTTCTGGATACTGGTAATCATTGATTTCAGTGATTTCATAAATGTCGGACTTGTTTTCAGGAAGGTACGGAACCCGGTCAATCCGAATCTCACCGTTTCTTGTCTGATACAAAGCCATACCGGCTGCGTTAGCAGAAAGCTGTAGTACATCAGCGTTTTTATACGAAGAATTTCTGTTACTAAAATCAGTTGTATAATCCTTCAAAGACTCATTGATGTAATAGCTGATGCCAGAAACATCAAGAAGTTCCAAAGCGTCATAGCATATTTCGTATAAAGTGCCACTTTTTCTTCCGGTGTATGGTGAATCGATTAAAAATGCCAAAGCATCACGAGCTTCAAAGGAAGCGGTAATACCATTAGAAGGAATGCTCCAACTAGAAAGGTAAAACTTACCTCCGTTAATCCATTCAGTCTGTCCGTCCAAGTCCATGCCATACTTTACAAAAACAGCTTGGCGCTCATACAAATACTTGTAGAGACCGTCTGGGTTGATAGGATTCCATTTTTGGTCGCTGTTATCAATGGAAAAAGAGATTGAATCCTTAGAAAGCTGGCCGGAAATCGGGTCGCGTTTTGATTTATGGGAATACGACAGAAGGTCTGTTTTGCTAAATCTCACACGCTGTCCAAATTCCACCTGCGAGATACGAGCTCTTCGGTTTGGAATACACCATTCAAGAACCTCAATAACAACCGAATCATAATTGGAAATTTCAAATTCAATTGAAGTTTCGATGGAACCGTTATTGTCAATTTGCTTTTCCAAAAGAAGAGTGGTTCCTTTGTAAGCAGAGACTCTAAATGATTTTGCCCACTCATTTAAAATTTCAGACCAAACGATTGTCAGGCCCGGTATTTTTTCTTCGTGGATTTTGCTAAAAGAAAATGTGATGGCTGGATGATTGAAGCTTGATACACATTCACCGCTTACATAGCCGCATTCCTGATACGGTTCAGAATCCGGAACGATACCAAGACTTCCATCTAAAACCCAAAAATTAGTTTCGGCAGTCGCATAATTTCCGGAAACGGAAGTGTCGAAATCAGTGATGGATGCCGCGTTACTAAACACGGTTTGCGAACCTGAACTTGCAATAGCGTCCGTTTGCGCCGCATCATCAGCTGCATGATAAGTAATCTGAATAAAAGTTTCAGGTACAAGCGTATTATTATATTGTGAAAGCCACTTATCGGACGGCTTTACGGACATATAAAATCACCACCTTTAGACCTCAATCAGGCTCAAAGAACAATCCGTCCAGCCCATCACATTTCCGGTGTTTGGGCTCCTTCGCCACATTCCGGCCGTTCGGTCTGAAACATACATCTGACGTGTGGAATAAGAAGCTGCTGCTTGATTGTAAAATCGTACCGTGCAATAAAAGTTTCTAGTGAATGGGCCGATGACGGAAGCCCATTGTTTTGCGGTAAGGTAGTTCCACTTGAGAGCCACTTTTGCAACGTCGTGTCGAACCACAGAACCGACAACCTTGCCTTGCACGTTGCGGCCAGAATCAACGATGGTTGAAGTTGTCGCGCTATAAGAGGAAGGTTCCGGCAAATCTACGCCGTTCACTGATACAAGAGCTTGCATAATTCACCGTCCCTTCCTTAATAGCTATACACTTCCGTCCCCATGATTTGCACGCCACGGTCAGCCTGCTGCTTTTCGACCGAAGCAGTAATCTGCTTGCCGTCAATGAACAACTTGACTTCCTTACCACCGATAATTTCGTCTCCATAACGCTGGAAAATATCAAGAAACGCATTATAGCAGCCGTTGTAAACCGCGCCTTGCAGGTCAGAAGAACTTGTTGCTCCGGATGATGTATTTCCGTTGTAGTATCCGCTTGCAGAAGTGGTGGAACCTGTAGAAGCGTTGTATTCAGGGGTTCCGACGTAAGAAGAATTATCAGTTGAATATTTCCCACCGAGATTGCTCACAATGCCCGCAATCGCAGCACCTAAGGCAATCGCGGCTGCGCCCACAACAAGCGCTACTGGAATTCCAAAAATCGTAGACGAAAGCGCACCGGCAATAGAAGTAAGAAGACCGACAAACGCAGAGCCAACAGTTCCAATCAAGCCACCCATTGCGGCAAAAATTTCAGGAAAAGAACTTGTTAATCCGCCAAAAAGACCATTACTAATTGCCACGCCGGTCGTTGTGAGCGGAACCTTTAAAGCAGATATGGATTTTGAAATAGTTTGGCCAAGGCCCGAAACGCTTTTGACGATATCATTAAAATTATTTGTGATGCCACTCCAAATAACTTTTCCGGCTTTTAACGCTTCATTAAACAGGGTTTTGGATGCATCTTTCAAAATTCCAGCAATGTTGGAAATAAAGCTTTGTGCGTATGCTTTTACCTGATTTTGGTTTTCCTCTCCCATCGCTTGCCAGATAATAGCAGCAGCAGTCGTACCAATCGTTTTTAGGTCGCCGTTCTGCACAGCATTCCAAAGATTCTGCACCGTGCCGAAGAAATCATTCTGCAAGCCGGAATCAAGCTCCTGCCACTTGCTGTCCAGACCGTTGAAGAAGCCATCAACGAAATTCGTTGCGGTGGTCGCACCATAGTCAATCATCTCGTTGCCCTTCTGTTGAACAACGTTTGCCAGATTGGTCATAGCTTGTTCAACGTAAGGAAGTGCTACAGTGATACCGTTCGCAAGGCCTTGGTTAATAAACTTGCCAAAGCGTTCAAACAGGGCAGAAGGAGAGTGGATTTCAGTGTCGTTCGTAAACTTATCAATAATGGCTTTTGCAAGTCCACCAACAGTTTTCTTTGCATTCTCAATGCCTTTGTTGATACCATCAATCAAGCCCTGAACAATGTTTTTGCCATAGTCTAAAAATTTTGCGGGGAGATTTTTGATCGTATCAACCAAACTGTTCCAAGCTTTGTCCCAGTTTTCTTTGAATCCGGCCCACTTCTGGTTCCACCACTCGCCAACGCCTACAAACCACTGCTTTAAGCCCGCACTCGCTTGATCAAGCGCCTGAATTGGATGCTGAACAAACCCGGGCAGGCTTTCCCATGCAGTCTGAAAATTAGTGCTAAATCCTTGCCACTTTTCATTCCACCACTCGCCAACGCTGACAAACCAGGTTTTTAAGCTCTCGCTTGCCTTGTCGAGAGATTCTGTAATTTTGTCCCAGTTTTGATAAATCGCAATGCCGACATCGGTCAGACCGCCAACAATCAAACCGATCAGTACACCGATGCCTGTACCAATCGGGCCTCCAAGAGAGCCGATAATTGCACCAATGCCTGCACCAGTCATTGTCGAGCCAAGCGGAATCAAAATTCCGTTTAACGTGTTTAAGCCATTCTTAACAGCATCGTAAACGCCCGTTACAAACATAGGTATGCCGGTTACTACTCCGCCAACCGCTGCTCCAATAATCGCGCCAGCAGTAGAGCCGCCAGCCGCTTTAATGGCCGCTCCAACAGCAGTATTGCCAAAGCCGGTCACGATAAACTGAGCAATTCCTTTGCCAAGAATGGCTGCGCCTGTAGTTCCAATCAAAGCGCCAAGAACAATTTCGGCGAAATTCTTTCCATTTACGCCATTTTCAATCGCGTCTTTAATGCCTGTAATTTCAAGAACGATGCCCACCGCAAAAACACCAAGACCCAAAACAATGGATTTCAGTGCGTTCATTTTGGAGATAGCGTCCACAATATCCGTAATAAGATTTGTAAGCTTCCAAGCGGCAAGAGCGGTTGCTACAGTCGCTATAAGAGGAAGCATAGCCTTGATTTTCTGCTTGATGGCATCAATCTGCTTTGCAAACTCTTCGTTGTACTGCTTGAACATATCGTAGCCGGACAGGTCTACGTCACCCAAGATGTTGCCAGCGGATGCACCGCTACCAGAGCCGGAGCTTCCCTGTGTAGGGTCAATGATGTTCAGTTCATCAAAGCCCATGGTGTAGTCCTTGAGGGCTTTGGTGGCTTTCTTTGTCGAATCGGTTGTGTTATCCATTGCGTCACCGATGCCGCCAACGCTATCAGCGCTCTTGGTAAAATCAGTGAACACGACCTTCACACCCATCAGCTTTGCCACCCATTCAACGAACTCTCGAATGAGCTGTACGGCGGCAATCAGCGGGGGAAGAATGGATTTCATGGCAGGGTAGAGCAGAGAGCCAACAGACTTCGCCAGCATATCCAGCTGCGCTTTCAGAATCTTAATCTGGTTTGCAGGGCTTTGGATGGTCTGTGCAAGGTTGCCCTGCACATTGGCAGTCTGCTTCATAATGGCAATGTAACGCAGAACTGCCTTATCTGCCTGAGACAGACTAGATACCTGTTTGTTAAAGCCCAAAGCAAGAAGTTCCTGCTGCAACCGTGCCTGAGACAGATCAACGCCCAAACGACGGATAGGCTCAATCTCGCCAGAGATTGCGGAAGACATTGCGGTAAAGGTCTCTGCAACGTTCTTGTTCCAATAGGAGCCTTCGTCATAGGCAAGCTGAGTCAGGTTCTTGGACAGAATGTATGCTTTGTCGCTGGCCAGACCAAACGAAGTGCCCAAGCTCTGGATGGTGGCCATGTAGGTCATTGCTTTGGTCGGGTCAACGCCAAGCAAGCCCTGCATCTTGCTAATGAGCGTATCGGCTTCACCGCTCAGATTGCCCATAGCATTATGGAACAGGTCTGTTGCTTCATAAAAGTCGTTAAATTTCGCAACAGCGTTGCCAAGATACTCAGCGATAGCTTTCAACGAAACCAGCTTTGCCATGTTCCGCATAAAGCCGTTCATCTGATTGGACAGACTGAGATAGCTCTTGCGCTGCTTTTCGTTGGCAGCAGTCACACGGTTAGCCTGTGTAACCACCTTGCTCAACTGCGGAGGGAGCTTCGCAAAAGCGTTGCCCACCTTTTCAAGCTGAGATGCAAGGGGAGAAAGAGCAGCAGAAATCTTCTGACAAGAGCTTGCAAAAGAATCAAGGTCAGTCGCTTTCAGCTTGTCGGTCAGGTCAGGAACCTTTCCGATCGCATTAAAAGCGCTGCCAAGAGCTTTAAGATTCGATGCGTCCAGAATGGACAGCGGAGCCAAAGCGTTAGTGAGCTGAGTAATGCTGCCAGACATGGAGTAAAAGTCCACGCCGTTCAAGCCAGACACAGCCGCAGGAATCTTCTTGATGGCATTCACGACCGTGTTGATGCTCTTTGCGCTTGCGGTCGTGTTGACGTTGGAAAGCCCATTCAGAAAGCTGGTGATTTTGTCCAGCCCGGACATTCCAGCGGATGCCTGTTTCAGCGTTGCAATGGAACCAGCCAGCTTATCAAGGCTATTTACAACCTTTGTGACGTTGCCCTTTGTGCGCAAATTAGAAATGGCGGTAGCGAGCTTGTCGATATTAAGCTCCGCACCCTGCGATTCCGCAGAAATCTCTACGGATAAGCTCGTAATATCAACATCAGCCATCACTACCACCATCACTTTCCATCATAGAGAACATCATTCTCTTGATTCGCTCCTGCGCCTCAACTGCGCGTTGGTATTCATACTCGTCTTTCTCCTTTTGGGTAAGGGGAAGCGGTCTATCCATGTATTTGATGGGGCTAGACCCTTTCTTGCGGAACATATTGCCAACCGTAGAGGAAAGCGCAGATGCCGTGTAGAAACCATTTCTCCACGCTTCAACATTGGCTCTGCGGACGCGCAGTTCTTCCGCGTCCCGGAAGACCTTTGCCAGCCAGACATCATCACGCCAGAACTGGTCATAGGTCATGCCAATGGAGATGTAATAGGCTTCTACATCGTGGAACAGTTTAGACACAGAGAATGGCTCTGTGCGACTGTCCGATTCTTGAGACTGTGAGGTTACACAATCTCCCACGTTGCGTTTTTTGCGGTCTTGTCCTCTTCATCGGTGGCGACCAGAGCCTTGATGGAATCTGCGTACATCTCCATCAGGGCAGCCATAAGACCTTCCTTGTCCTCGATGTGCGCAAGCATATCATCGACCAGCTTGCGCTTGATGCCCTTGTTGCGGGCAATGAACGCGCCATAGAACAGAGCGGAAATGTTCTTGATGGGGTTGATGCCGTTAGAGAACTCGTAGATCTGGAAGCCGTTGCGCTCAGTGGCTTCGGCGCTCTCGCGGGTGAAAGTCAGCTCGTAAGTGTTCTTGCCATCGGGGGAATGAAAGTTGATAACCTTAGCAGCCATAATAAATGCTCTCCTTTATAAATAGGGGCAGAACCAAATCCGTTGTTCAGTTCTGCCCGGTTTGATTGATTCGATTTTTGCGGTTTAGCCGCCGTTGACAGTCAGGGTCTCGCTGAATTCAGGCTTCTTGGTGAAGATGCAGTTGATGGTCATTTCCACAACCTCGTCCACGCCAAAGCCAGACAATCCGACCTGATGCATACCCTGCCAAGTGAAGCCGGAGCCGTCCTGCATCTTCAGGGCGTAATACTTCACGGTGTTGCTCTCGGAAGTCTCATCGTAGCCAGCTTCCTTGACCTTCTTGTAGTCAGTCTTGTTGTAGTTGGCAGTAAAGGACTTGGTGTCACTCTGGATGATGCCAAAGATGTTGACCTGCATAGGGTCGGACAGGGTAGTTGCATCCAGAAGGTTCGGCTCAGAGATCAGGTCGGGCACATCCTTAATGTCGCACAGCTTAGTCAGAGCGGTTGCGCTGTCGCCACAATACAGGGTGGTATTCAGACCGGAGATAGCAGTACTCATAGAATGTTTACCTCCTTAGTTTCGGTAACTCATTCCGTCCTCTCCGATTGTTGCCCCGTAGCTGCAATCAATCCGATAGACGGAATTGTTGTACAGCCCATTCAACGGGGCAAACGATTTGCGATAAAAATTGAGCGGTTCAAGAATAGAATCCACGATTCCAACGATGGAACGTGCTTCTGCAATGCGTCCGGTGTTTTTATTGGAGTAGACCCGCACACGCAGGGAAACGGCAGCGTACTTGCTGTGACCGGCAGAATCAATATGCACAGGAAGGTTGCTGTTTTCTTCTATCTGCACACATGGGAACTTCTTAACGTTACTGTCATTGATTTCACCAGTAACGAAGATGCCAGGCACTTGCTTTCGCAGTTCCTTAGCAACAGCCGTGAAGATGGAATTGAAATAATCGATCAACTATTCCAAACCTCCCTCCACGTTGCTTCGACCTGAGAAGCCATTTCCTCAACAGCTCCCCACATAGCCATAACTGGTTCGTTGCCGTCGGTGTAATTCAACTGGCCTTTGCCATCCACCTGTTTGACAGGTGTGCCAGCATTGCCAGGGTCACCGTAGTAGTACCATCTGCGGTTTGCGCCTTGCCCTTTGCCGTAGGAGCCATGCGCGCCAATACCGGGCGGTAGTTCACCGCCATATCCGTTGTGGTGTGCACCAGTGCCAAACTCGATAAAGGCAACTGACTTGCCCTCTGCAATGATGGTGCAGACGTTTCCGTTCTGCTCAACACGGCAAGAAACATCGTTGCTACCAGCATATTCGGCATTAGTAAATCGAACTTTTGCAACATCAAGCCCCTTGTCGGCCAACGCCCTCGCAAGCTCCTGTGCTTTTTGATTCAGGGTGGTCTTGTACTCCTGTATCTGACGTTCCGCGTCACGAAGTCCAGCATCGCTCAACCTCACTTTAATTTTCACTTGCAGCCACCTCTTTCAGCGCATACAACGTATCCGTGATATGCTCTGCGACCTTGACCACGATGTAATTGAAGGGTTTTGAAACGTCCGTCTGAAACCAGACGTGTGTGCCTTCATAAAGCGGTGTGTTGCGCTTTTTGCTGGACGAGCTGACAACGTAGCTGTAATCCGTGAACGCTCCAAAAGGGTTTGCTTCCGCAGAACCAGTAGGCGGACTGACATTCAACATCAGCTTTGCGGGGTCACTCCATGTCTGCGATGTCTCGCCGGTTTCGTTGCCCCACTCGTCCACAACAGGCGTTTTCTCGCCAACCGGGTTTGAATACCACAGCGGGCGCTTATCCAGCGGGCTACCATTGAACATCAGGTAATAACACCTACTCTCGGAACAACTTCATTCAGCAGGGAATGCGCCACATCGGAACTTTCCCACACACGAGTAATGCCATTGTTGGTGTAGCTCGTCTGTCCGTTTGCGCCGATGTGGTTGTACAGTTCCGCTGCAATGCGTATCTGCAACGACTGATACTGCGAGGGCAGCTCGTCCGGTCTGTTGCCGAATGGATAGCCCTGCGCAAATATCTTGTCTTTGGCGAAATCAAGCAGCAGGTCGAAGAGTGGGTAGTCCTCGTCCGTGATTTCACGGTCAAGTGCGGGGGCGATGTACTGCCCCAGCTTGACTGCCGCTTCGGAATACTGGTCTCCCATGCTGCTTTCCTCCTTTCGCCTTAGTAAGCCTTGATGCAGTACACAGCGTCCATGCGCTCAAAGGACGGCAGGACGATTTCGGAAACGTAGATGTTGGTGTTGACGGGATGCACAGTCTGCTCAGTGGTAACAGCAACGCCAGTGTTCACAACGGAAACCTGTGCGTTGGAGATGCCAGCCATCAGGTCGGCTTCCTCAGGGGTGGCAACATAGTACATATTGCCCAGAGAGCCAGAAGGAGCCAGCACGACATAGCCATCAGGCAGATACTTTTCGGCAGCAGCGGTCTCCTCCGGCTTGAACATCTTGTCGTACAAATGGATACGGATGCCGGATGCGCTTTCGACAACAGAACGTGCCTCAGAATCGACAAGAACGGCGGTGGTGGTCTTCATAACCGTCAGGAACCGGTTCTTGATTTCATCCGCAGCAATCATCTTGTGGAAAGTGTTGGTGTTCATGTAGGCATCGGTGATAATCTCACCAGTGTTTGCCAGCACGGTGTTTGCGGCAGTAGCCATCGTGGCAATGGGGGTTGCAGTAGTAGGAGCATCCCACTTTTCCTTGGTAGTCAGAGCCTTGTAATTGGACTGCTGCCAAGTGCCGTCAGGGTCGTAATCGTAAACGTAACTCACGCCGTTGGATTCGATGGAGATGCCGGGCTTGCCAGTCTTAGGAGCCAGAAGCTGCCACACCATTCGCTCGGGCACAATGCGAGCACCGGTGATAAGCTGTGCGGTATCATCGTAGACACGATTGATAACGTCTGCCGCAAACTCCTGATTAGTAGCCAGAACAGAGATAATCTTGCGGCGGTCTTCCTCGTCAATGTGAGTGCCCTCACGGAAGAACGGCATATTGGTCTCGGTCATCTTGATGCCCTGACGAGTACGGAACGTAGCCTTAGTGTCAAACACGCTAGGCTTCAGCGAAACGCCAACGCCCTTGTGACCACGAAGCCATTTCAGTTCCATGCTGACCTTCTTACGGGCAGGGAACAGAGCATCAGAAGCATAGGGCTGCGCATTGGTCGGGTCATTCGTCCAGTAGGCGGCAATCGCAGCAGGGGAGAAGATTTCATTCAGATTCAGTGCCATAATTTAATCCTCCTTACTCGCTCTTTGCGCCAACATCGGTACGGCAGAAAACGGCGGGAACAGCCTTTTTCAGAGCGGCAATATCGTTTGCAGAATAGGTAAAGCCAGACAGCTTTGCCTTGTCCACATCAATAACGCCCTGAATCAGCAGTGCGCCATTTGGGTTGACGGCAGGGTCAACAGTGTGCAGCAGAATGCCAATGGCATCGGTAGCCGCATCGGTAGCGCTGGTGCCAGTAGTGGCAGCAGCTTTCAGGCCAGTCTTTGCCATAGGATAACCAGCCGGAACAGCATTGGTCTCCTTGACGGTAAAGGGAATGGCAACGTAGGTATCAGCAGCCAGAATAGTGCTTTCAGGAGCCGATACCGGAGTATTGGTGTACTTCATGTTTTCCTCCTTAATGGAAAGCAGTCATTGCGTCACTCGATGCCTTGTTTGCGTCTGCACGCTCCTTCGCAAAGCGTTTAGCAAAGGAAACACCTGCGCTATCTGCGCCGTCACCATTGCCATCCGCACCCGGAGGTGTGGGCATATCCTTCAGCAGAGAAGCCTTATAGGCAGTGTCATGGGCAGTCATAAACTCCGACTGGAACTTAAACACCTTGTCCATGTCGCCGTCAGCCAGTGCAGATGCAGCTTTGCCAGCCAGTTCAGCGTCATAACCCTGTGCAACAAACTTCTCACGGTAAGATGCGAGGGTCTTTTCCTTGACGAGGTTTTCCTTGTCGGCAGTCAGGGCTTCAATCTGCTTCTGCATCTCTGCCAGCTTGTCAGCCTGTTCCTGTGCGGCATTCTCGTCATCGGTACGCTTTGCCTTGAGCTGCTTCTTGTACTCAGCAGCTTCACCATTGGCTTTCGTCACAGCGTTGCGCAGCTTCTCAACCTCTGCGCTAGGGTCTGCAACCTTTTCAAGCGCAGAAATGATTTCATCGGCGGTCATGCCCTCTTTGTAGGCATCACCAAGCAACACATTGAGTTTCATATCGTTAATTTCCTCCTGCGTTTTTTTATCGTTGCTTCCCTGCAACGCTGCGAAATTTGTATCCCGGCTTCCCTGCCGGAATATATCAGCCCGAAAATTCGGGGTGATTCTTTATTCCTTTGGGTAAATTCTTTTGTACGGCTCAATGCCACTGCCCAAAATAGATTTTTCTCGCGCCGAATTTCGGTCAGGGTGTGTCCATTTGAATTTTCCACATTTTGTGCAAATATACTCGCACTCCATTTCGCGTGGTTCATCTCCGTTGATGCCGTGCGTCCAATGCCAGCGAGAAAGCGTATAGTCATGTTTGCAAAACAACTGTTTCCAAAAATTACGCATTATCTTTTTCTCCATCCGCATTGTTTGGCTGTTTATCAGCCATGTCCCCGGCATTTGTGTCGGTAACATCCTGTTTAGGCTGTTCTTGCGGTTTCGGTGCTTTCCCGTCCTTGCCCAGTTTGCCAGCGGCAATCAGGAATGGCTTGCTCATTTCATAAGCAGCCTGCGGGTCAGGGAACAGACCGGGCGTAGTAAACGCCAACTGCGGGTCAATCGGCTGTTGAATCATCTGTGCGAAAATCTGAACTTTGCTCTGCTGGTTATCGTACTGACGGCGGGGCAATTTGATATTGATGTCACTTGCCATCAGCTTAGAACCAGCCGTATCACGCAGAATTTTGAGCATCACAGACAGGCTCTGACGTTCAGCGTACTTGAACATATTCTCGTACTGCTGCGCTCTTGCTTCGGTGTGATTCCAGCCGTTGCGAACGATAACTGCGCCCACGTTGTCGGACGTTGCGTTCTCGCTGCCGGTGGCACTAGGCATAGCAGTCAGACTGCGGTACACGTTCAGCATGGAATCAAGCAGGGTCTGGCTTTGCTGCTGGTCAAGCTCGTTTGCAAGCTGTGCGACAGAAGCTGGCTGACCGGAAGATGACTTCAGGCACATTGCGCCCATAGCCTTAACAGCTTTTAAGGCTTCTTCGTCCACAAGGCAGTTGGTAAACACCATGATGGACTGGATGAACTGTGCCACACCGTCTAGACGGTTGCTTTCAAGGTCGTTGATGGCATCCAGCACAGGGATAGCCGGTTCAAACAGACCCATCCGCTCCGGGTTGAGCTTGTATTCGACCATCGGCAACATTCCGAGAGAGTGGTTCTCCGATTTCGTGACCTTGCCGTTGTCGATTTCAAAGTACTGGTTTGGCGTGTACACGCAAATCAGGTCGTTCAGGTCGTTCTGATAATTGCGTGGGATGTGCAGCACGTTAGCGATGGGCTTGTGCCCGATGCCGGAGTTGTAAATCACATACGCCATATCCGGGTCGGGAACATCCACCAGCAGAGGCGTTTCATCTGGGTAGTTGCCGTTGTACCCCTTGTCAGGAAGAACAATGCGGTACCCCTGTCCACACTCCAACATCCACTGCCAGAGCCGCCGATCAAGCGCATCCTTGCCCTCATACTGCAAAGCATTGGACAGGCGGGCGATTTCCTCACCGTCACCCGTTGCCGTTTCAGACCGTACATAAGAGCAGGGGGTGCCGCTCATGTAACCTGTGTAGAATCCCACACACTCGTTGGCATGGTTCTCTACAATGCGATTTGTGATTTCAGCGTGGTATTCTTTCGTGCGATGGAGGACAGGCTGGCTACCCAAGTAGTAGTTGTGCAGAAAGCGGATTTCGTTCTTATTCAGCAGATGAATAGGCTCTGCCTTGCCCATGACCACTTTCAGCACGTTTGCTTGATTGATTTCCGTATCCGGCGTTTCAATCGGTCTACGTCCAGTCAGCGGCTCATTCAAAAAGCCATCAACAACTATCTGATACTCAGCCATGCGTTCCTCCTTTCCGGCAAAATAAAAAGCGCAGCAAGACAAACCTGTTAAGGTCTATCTCACTGCGCTTACAACTGCGCTTCAAAAGCTATTCAGTTCTTAAACTTTGGTACCGAGACCCATGTATCTTTTGGAAGGTTGGAATCTCCAATTGTAATCCAATGGCAAAGAGGGCACAGAAGAGAGAACTTGCCTTCTACTTCGCCAAGATAACGTCCGCAATCACACGGATTGCCGTTTGCGTCTTTTCGAGGACGCTTGCATCTGACTTTTGCTACCATCTGCGCTCCTTTCGTTGAATTTCTGGAAACAGGCTGTTGAGCACAGACCTGTCAGAAGCTACTGGGAAACTGTTCGCACTTCCAGCCGTGCTATTCTTCGCCCGAAGAAAACCATTGCAGCCTTTACATTCAGCTGTCAGACAAACGTAAAACGGGTAAGCTGCAATTTTGGTGCTGCATACTGGATTTGAACCAATGTATGTCCGGTTATGAGCCGGATGCTCTAGCCATCCTGAGCTAATGCAACATAGAAACCCGGCTTGATTCATCGTTGCTCTTTGAAATGGTAAAATGTCACAAAACCCATTTCATCGAGAGCCAGGAATAACGATTGGAGGTTGTAAAAGGAAAATGTGTCCATGCAAAGCAAGAGAATCGTTGTGCTGCGTAGCGGGTTTGAACCGCTTCGTGTCAGTTGGGGGAGTACAAACAACGTTCCGTCCACTCGGAAACGCAACATATGATCCCCGCGACAGAGAAAGGCAGCTGTCGCGGGTGAGTAAGAAAGGAGTGTAATGCAATAAACTGACGAGTAAAAATGACTAAAACCACGTCAATGCAATACATTAGAGGAAGCTGCAAAACTTCCTGTGTACATTATAAGCCTTATCAAGTGGTGAAATCAAATAAATAGACCCAGCGAACACAATATATTGTGTTTTTACTCAAAATGGCCTCTTGACAGGCTCAATTTTGCTGATTCCGTTATACAATTCATCGGCAAGCTGCGCTAGACTGTCCGGTGCATCATCGTGAGGAACTTTGCCAAGCTGTGTGAACATTGTAACCTGTTCCATGAACGCCTTGTACTCTTTCGACTGGTGCTTCTCGTCAAGGAAATAGAACCGTTTGATGTCCGGCGCATACTGGATGATTCTGGACAGCTTGCTTTGACCACTTGGCGCACGTTGGCTGCGGACAGAGCAGTGATAGCCTTGCTGCCGAAGCTGGCTGTCTACAACGTCACAGTATTCATCACCGCCGTTGTTGGCTTCGCCACGCACCACGTTGATTTTATGCTGGATGATTTTGCCCACGACTTCCGGTCTGGTCACGGTCTTATCGCCGTTATTGAACACGAGATCTGGGATGAACACGGCATCTCCGTACACATAAGCGATAGGGCAAGCCGTGAAGTCACCGCCGCCCCATGCAATATCCATGACCATGAGCTTGCGATCAGGCTCTCCGTCAGGCAGAACACCGTTGAAATACCGCAGTTCATCGGCAGGGAACAGCAGACCTTCACGCACATAGGGCTTGCCCATATACTTTGCCCACCACGTTGCATCATCAATGCTGGCTTTCATATCGGCGTAGTAGGCATCGTCAAACCCAACACCGTAGTCATAATTGAAGTTGCTGTGTCCGTTCTCGTCTACCGCAGGAATCACACGGAATCGGTACTTCGGGTTGTCTGCATACTGGTTCTGGATGCGTCCCAGAGGGTCAAGCACGTTCCAGCGTGTGCCGACCATCAGTTCCAATGCGCCTTGCTTCTTACGGTCTTTCAATTGGTTAAGGTAGGCATCGTACTTGTTGTTCAGACGCTCAACATTCAGACTTTCTTCCAAGTCCTCGATCAAGTCATCGCTGTACAGAACGCCGCCCTCACCGATTTCAACAGCACCAGTCAGTGTACCACCAATGGAACGACAGGTCAGGGTGGGGAAACGCTTCTTTCGGTTCAGGTCAACGCTTTCGTCTTTTGCGCTCTTATCCACAAGCTGAACGTCAGGAAAGATTTTGCCCCAGTTATAGGTCACGGGGTCTGTGATGATAGACAGCACTTCGCCGTAGAAGCCGTTTGTCAGCTTGTCAGAGTGTCCGCTCATAACCGATGCAACGTCAGGGCGGTTGCCCATCATCCATGTGATGAAAAAGATGCACAGCGTGGACTTGCCGACGCGAGCGGGTAGACTAACTCCCAAGAAGTCAATCCGCTTATAAAACAAGTCCTCAAGATCGTCAGCCAGCACTTTCAAAACCCTGCGTCTTGGCTGATAGAACTTCTTCTCCGGCGCACGGTTCCATTCAAGATAGATGCAATAACTGTCAAACACATCCTTTGCTTCAAACAGGTATGTCCGGCCGATAATGTCATAGACCTTCGCCACGTCCTCGCCTGTTTTCATCTTGGCCATCATGGCTGCACAGACAGAGCGCAGCTCGCCAGAGTATTTGTAGGCATTGAACCGCTTATCCTGCGACAGGGCATCTCTCAGGTTCACCACCGCTTGAAACCAGTCCTCGTAGACCTGTGCTTCTGTCGGATTCTGCTTTGCATACGCTTTGATGCTGTCAATGATGGCGATACACTGTTTTGGCTGCATAAAAAAATAGGCACCCCCTACCTGAAAATGTAAAGAGTGCCTACAACTGCACAAAAATCAAATATTCGTTTTTTATAATGCTATTTTCGGAAAATTATTTGCTGAAATTCGTTTTAACGGATAGAATGTGCGGTTTATTTGACTTCTTTTGCAAGCTGGTTGAGCCTGCGTTTCAGCTCGTCCGCATCGTAGTACAAGGCGTCTGCGATGGCATTGAGGATATCGGGCTTGTCGGTGTAATCGCACAGCGTTTCAATGAGTTTCAAACTCTGTTCTGACAATTTTACGGGTTTCATGCTTTATCCCTTTCTCTGACTATGTAAAGTAGGTTTTGGTTGTTCATCTCCTAGCATCAGCTTATAGCGAAGATACTTTTCGATAATACTGTGTCTTTCTGCCATTGTACCGTAAATAAAAACGAGAGCATCTTTAGCAGCATCGTATTCATTCGGAAAAACGACAAGTTCCTCGTTTGCAAAGGTAACGGTGCAGTTTTCCGAATGACAGGCTTCCAAGAACCTCTTGATTTCAAGGAAACCGCCAAAGTCAAGCATAGACCGCAGTGTGATGCTACCATTCTTAACAATCAGTTCTTCTCCCTGCATATTATCCAGCCTTACTCTGTTCAGCAATTCGATACCATGTCTGGCGGGTTATATAAGCCCGTGTTCTTTTGCGTAGGATTCAAGATGAGGGCATTTGTCCAAAAGCGGATTGTCCTTGACGCATTCTTTGACCGCTTCGTCAATTCCAACTTCAAGAACATACTCTAATATGCCAGCGGTTATGTTTTTTATGAACCGATTGCAACCTTCCGATTCTTCCCAATTCATCTGTTTCATAGCAGTCCCCTTTTACTCATCGCAAACAGTCGGCTCACGCTTTCCATCTAAACCGAGTTTCGTCAAATAGTTTATGTATCTTTTGAAGATTGTATCGTCTTGGCCAAACGAAACATAAACTGCGAGCATAGTTTGAATCGCGTTATCTGTATTCTTTGGTTCTACGATAATTTCCTCATTTTCAAATTCGACAGTGCAATTTACTTGCTCGCAAACATACAAAAACGAGAACAGTTCTGTGCATCCGGGAAAATCGAACACTGAACGTAGTTTGATTTTTCCATCCGCTACAATTAAATGCCCATAAGGAGAATCTGCTATCAAATTAGATTTTTTCATGTTAGTATACCTTTTCTATTGATTTTATATTGCCACACCTCAACAGAAATGGTATAATACTCATGTATTATCATCCTGTTGAGGGATTGGTGGTCTTTTGTTTGTAGCAGCGGCTTGTGGTGAGCCGCCGCTTTTTTATTTTTAGTTTTCCTTGTTTATTAGAAGAAAGAATGGTATACTATGGTTGCACCATTCTTTTTCCTGTTTTGATGAAGTTGGTGTACTCTTAGCGGTGGCTTGTGGTTGGGCTGCCGCTATTTTTATTTGCGTATCTTTCGACACGCTCATACCAAGTGGATTTCCCGATGCCAAGCTGCTTGCAGCACTCTTTTACGGTAATTTTGCCTTTTTGCTGTTGCTCTAATAGGCTTTCAAACTGCTGCTCGTCAACTTGCTTTTCCTGTCTGCCAAAGCTACGGCCTGTTCTGGCCGACACTCTCTTGCCATCAACAATAGGCATGGCAGCTATCCCCTCTGCCTGACGTTGCTTGGTTTTCTTTCGTTCCTGTTCAGCTACTGCGCCCAAAACCTCAATAAGGATGTTGTTTACCATTTCCAGCACCCACGTCTGATCTTGGAAGTCAATAAGCGTGGTCGGAATGTCGAGAATGCGAACAATTACGCCTTTTTCTTTGAACCATTGAAGTTCTCGCTTCATTTCGTCTTTGTCACGCCCGAATCGGTCAAATTCCTTGACGATGACTTCATCCCCAGCCTTGACAGTCTCTTTCAATCGTTTATACTGCGGACGGTCAAAGCTGCTACCTGTCATTTTATCACAAAATACATTCTCGTCCGGGATGTCGAACCGATCTCGTGCGATTTTAAGCTGTCTTGCAAGGCTTTGCTCCTTACTAGACACTCTAGCTAAGAAGTAACGCATTTTTTTCACCCATCACTTGATGTCAAACCCATTTTCGACTTTTGTCTCACGAGGGACTACCATAATCTTGTATCCCATAACCCTTAGTGTTTCATCCAGCTTGTTGACACTAATGTTTTTGTGCCTTAGACGTTCATTTAAGGTTTTAAGCGGAATGTCAAGCATATCACTTAACTTCGCTTGGTTCAATTCCTTCAATTTCAAAATTTCCTTTATCGCTTCACTTGCCGTCATTTTTCTTCGCCATCCTTTCTTGATTCTATTATATCAAGATATTTCTGGATGTCAAGATATTTCTGGACTTTCTTTGCTTGCGCTTATATTATATATAAATATACTCTAGTATGTATTTATACATACTAGAGTAGTATAAGGGTGTTTACTTAGTTAATCACAATTAGGTAGAAAATTTTCTATAATAAGGAGTAATTTTGTCAAACTTCATTTCCGTAAAATTTTTGGTCTTGACAAGCATATTTTCACGCTTTATACTTGTTCCAGCAAAAGCGAGGTGATAGGCTTGGCAAGACGAGCAGAAACCTCGGAACGTGATAAGCTGCGCATGATAAGCATTCGGCTCACAGAGAGCCAGATCGCAAGCATGGAGAGCAGCGCAAAGGCATTGGGTATCTCAAAGGTCGATGTTATCCGAATGGGTATCGAGTGGGTAGCGTCCTACGTTGAGAACATCAAGGCATAAAAAATAAGCTACCAGCGCCACCGTCCAAAGTTACGCTGATAGCTTATCCACATCACGAAACGAGAACCTGCAACCACCAAGGGGGCAGTCTCCCTTTTCGGAATCTATTATACCAAAAAGGGCTGCTCTCCGCAAGAGTTAGGAGCAAAAAACATGAACTTTCCCACGACAGCCGAAGAATTTCTGAAAACCCTCGCCCACGGCAAAGAGCCGACCAGCGAGGACAGGGAGTACGCAGAAGCACTTGGTAAACTGTCCGAACTGAACTATCGGGCAGGGTACGAAGCGGGAGCAGCCAATAAGAACCGCAAAATCTGATGTCAACACTAGTGAACACAATATCTAGTGTATTTTTGATTGACATTCAGATATTTTGCAGTTACACTTATTGCACAGCAAGACGAAAGGGGGTGAATGTGTATGAGTAGTCCTTACGCAGAGCGTTACGGTCACACCGTTACCATCAGCGTGACGGAGCGGCAGTTTGCAAGCTTGCAGGAATACTGCATCAAGAACCGGGTGTCCATCTCTGCCGCGTTCCGTGAAGCGTTCTTTACGCTGCATCCGATGGATTCCACCGATGAAAACGAAAAATAAGACGCTCGCTAAAGCTTGCCGACCACAGCGAACGTCTTATGAAACACTCAGAGAGTATAGACCCTCTTTGGGTTATTATACCAGAGATGGCCTTCTCTCGCAAGATAGAAAGGTCAAATTTCTATGAATAATAATCTCGAAACCATCCAAATCTTCTCCGAAGATGTTATCCCTGTGTACGACACCGACACTGGCGAAAAGGTGGTGTTGGGTCGAGAGCTGCACGAGCGGCTCAAAATCAAAGACAAGTACACCGACTGGATGCAGCGCATGATTGGTTACGGATTTAGCGAAGATGTGGATTATTACACGCTTCGGAAAAAACCGAAGCGTCAAGATGGGACAGAAATGCCCGGTGAACGCATTGAACACGTCATCACTCTGGACATGGCAAAGCACATTGCAATGATTCAGCGTACACCCGAAGGCATGGAGATTCGCCAGAAGCTGATTGACCTAGAGAAGAATGTATTGCATTATCCGGTCGGGCAACCCAGCAGCTTGCAGATTTTGAACATGATGGTTCAGGCCGTGAACGAACAGGCTGCACGAAGCGCAGAAACCGAAAAGCGTGTAGATGCCATTGAATCCAGTTTCAACAATATGTGCTCGATCATGACCCTAAGCGTCAAAGACGATGCGCGAAAAGTCTGTCAGCGCACGTTGAATGCCATTGCAACCAAGCGTGGCGGTGGTACGGCATACGCAGACGTATGGAATGAAGTCTACGATGAAATGAAGGAGAACGGATTCGATGTTCGCCGCCGTTTGGATAACCGCAAGAAGGATGCCGCGTCTAAGGGCATGAGCAAGACTTTTGTGCGGAAAATCAACGCTGTTGACATCATCTTCGACAGTAAAGACAAGAAGATGGAATCTGCGTTCATCAACTCCGTACGCCGTTTGGCAGCGGCCACAAACGTGAAGTTTGAGGTCAAGGAAGAAAAGCAGTCCGCATAATACATAACAGCCTATAAGAAAAGCCAGTGGTTAGAGAACATCTAGCCGCTGGCTTTTTGTGTTATTGTCAGGAAGTTAAAAATGCAGAAGCAAAAAAGAACACGAGATAGTAGGTTATAATGCAAAGAATGATTGTGGCGATTATTTTACCAGCGCTCATTCTTTTTTTATTCTCACCACCGCACTCAGGGCAAAACTTCGCTGTCCTTGAAATCATGTGTCCGCAGTGTTCACATGGAATCAAATCGTTTTTCGGCTCTTTCTTTCCCATTGTGTTCTCCTTATTCGTTTGCAAGGTCTGCGTACTTGACTTCGATGCGGGGCAGTTCATCGGTGGTGGTGGTCAATGCTCTTGTGATTTTCTCAAGCCCGGTGAACTCACCATAGACGGTGATAATATCATCGTCCAGAATCTTTACAGCATCGCCACCGCGCTTATCCAGCATATAATACTCGTCATCAGCATAGAAGCCATATCCGCTGTTGTCCGTGTAGGTTCTCCATGCTTTTTCGCTGCCGGAAAAGTTTGCGTCAATAATCTGCGAGACCTTTACCTTGACTACAATCTTAGTTCCTTCATACTTTTCAGGATAACGGCACAGCTCCTTATAATCCACAGTCTGACACTCTGCCTTGTAATCGTCCTCGCTGATCTCAGGCACAACAGATGCAACGGAAGAAGCGGTGGATGCACTTGCCTTAGACGTTGCTTTACTGCCGCTTGCAGAGCTGTCAGAGCCGCTACCAGAGCCGCCAATAGCAGACAGAACAATCAGTACGATAATAGCGATGAACCACCAACGCTTGTAGATGGGCGGCTTGTTCTTACCGCCGCATTGTGGACAGACCTTTGCGCTTGCGGCAATCTCTGCGCCACAGTGTTTGCACGTTGTCATTTTGCTTTTAGCCATTGTAGATTCCTCCCTTTCAAGGCTTGTAAGGCAAGTATAGCACAGAACGCAGACCCTTTGTAGGGGTCTTTTTGTTTTTGCGGGAAATTTTTGGAGTTGGTGATAGGGGGTAGGGTGATTTTTTGAGCCTTTTTTATTTTTTCGGTGGTGACGGGACTGACCGGGCGGGGCTGGGCGGCGGCTGTATACCCCACCGGTGCCCCCAGCCCCCAGCGCACCCGGACAAACTGCGCAGCACAGGCGGCAGGGCGGACCACGCAAGGCAAGACACACACGCCCAGACGCTGGACACGCTGCACCGGTCTGCACTCGATACCAGACAGACGGCGGCGGGGCGCTGGACTGCCTGCAATGTGTCCGGCAAAGTGTACAATTTCGGACGTTCAATTTTATCCATATTTATATGGATATGTTTTGCCAAAAGCATTGACAATCCATATATATATGGATATAATATAATCAGTCCATATAAATATGGACTACAACCACATTGAACCAAAACAGGAGGCCGAAACCATGAAAACCACATTAAAAGATATTCGCAGTTACGTTGCTACTAACGCGGCAAAGGACTTGACCAAAAAGCATTTTGCAGAGATTGACGCAATCCGCGTTGCAGAATGCGGGTTTGAGACCATCGCATACAGCACCGGCCTGTATGGCTGCACCGGTGTTTTGGTCAAGGGCAACACCACCGGCAAACTGTACGCCGTGACCGCCCGCACGTCTGCATTGTTTCAGGTTATGTAATAGAGGGGTTGCAATATGATTACTTTGGACTTTACCCAGTGGGCTGCCCTCTGGTATGTGGGCGGCATGATCTCCGGCGCACTCGTTATGATTGCATTTCTTAATAGCTGAAAGGGGCAAAGCAATGGAAAAATACATTGATATTGAAGAGGTCAAAAACGCTATCCAAAAAATTGAGGAGCAAGCAAAAAAAGAGTATATGACCCCGAAAAACCGGCATACTCAAGATCACGGATACGGGATGGAATATGCAGCGGTTATGTTGGGGCTATTGCTCAAAGTCTAAAAGGAGGGCTAAAAATGACAGACTTAGAGCAAAAATGTAATGAGTATCGGGAGTATAAGCGCCTGGCAGAGCAGGCGGAGCAAATGCGGGACAGCCTGCGGGATGAGATTATCACCATGATGCAGGGAGCGCCTGAAGTTGTCGCAGGCGCTTGCAAGGTGATGTATAAGGATGTGCAAAGCGTCCGACTTGATAGCAAGCTACTCAAGACGCTGCACCCGGACGTTTATGCGGAGTGCAGCAGCAAAACCAGCTACAAGCGTTTTAGCGTGGTATAAGGGGGTCAGGTTATGTTATATTATCGTATCCCGGCAGGGCTTGACGGGCGGGCGGTTGTGTCCGCTGGTTCCTATTGTGGCAAGGTCAAGCGGTATTTAATCGGCGGGGAGCTGTACACGGCTAAAGAGTGCGCCCGCTATGGTATCAGCACGGCAGGGCTTGAGCCTGTCACAATCTCGCAGCGTCGCACTTTTATCAATTTCGGCGTCAGGATGGAGGTGCACGCATGATTTTTTCCTGCATCCTGTTTTTCTTCTGTTTTTTTTCAGCGCTGTTTAAAGCGTCCAAATAAAAAGCATTCCGCCCGGTCAGCAATGGCCGGGCTTTTCTTTTGCCTTGCATCTGCTGAGGGTGCAGGGCTTTTATTTTGCCCTGCTGCAATACAGCCCAATGCAAGCGTTTACGGCGTGTTTCGTGCTACAAATGAGTTATACCACCAACGCCACAAAACGGCGCACAGGGCTTTACAGGCGCTTTTCCTGCGATTTGCCCCATTCTACCGCCGCAGATACCAGACCGGCAAAAGCGTATATAACGCCGCTTGCGCCACGCTGGAGCGTATCACAGCGCCGCAGCACTTCCAGCATATACCAGATACCACCGCCGCGCTGGGCACTGTGGAGCTCATCACAGCAGCCCTATTATAATAAGGTATATAAGGGTGCGCCCCTGTTATAGATCCATGCCAGACGGTGCAACACATCGCAGACCATGCCAGCCCGGCGGGGCAGCCCAGCGGCAGGGGCGCGGCGGGCGGCGCGGAACCATTGGCGGCTCTCGCCGCATCTCTTTTCGGGCTTTCGCCCGATAGCTAATAAGGGCAATCAATAGTCGCAACGTTCCGGCTGGAATAGTCGTAGCCAATAGTCGTAGTTTCTCCGCTAAAATAGTCGTGGAATAGTCGTAAAGTCGTCAGATGACCACCGTTTGAAAGTCCTATATATTGTATAGTAACGAGCTGTCCGCTGATAGTCGCAGAGTAATAGTCGTAGCATTTTCTAGCGAATCATCGTCGAATAGTCGTGTATTTTTTGTGTAAAATAGTCATTTGCCTTTTAGAGAAAGAGAGGTGCGATAGTCGCTAAGTCATCCGACACCCAAAAATCAATATGTGTCTTGACACCTGTCAATTTTAATCCCATCGCATTACCTCAAACTCTTTAACCATCGTACTTATTATAATAGTCGCAAACAATTACTCAATTTTTTTAACTATTATTTTGCTGGAATAGTTGTATCATCCGATTCGGTTCGTCCTGCTCCGATTTAATTGCCAACAACTATAATCATATCATACCAGCCAACTAGGATTATCCATTCGACAAATACCTCAATGCTTTTAATCATTTAATAAGGCTATGCGACTGGTCAGTTGCTTTCAATTTGTAATCAACCGCTCATACTGCTATGCAACATTTCTACATATTCAACCAACTACAAAATGAAGTCAATTCTCTATGTCTGGAATAGTCGCAGACCATCCACCAATCCAAATCTTACGCCAGTTCTCGCCTACGGTCTGCTCTGCTGGCTAACGGTATAGTTTTGGAGATAGAGGGTTGTAGGGGGAAAGAACCAACTTTCAATTTCGCATAACTGTTATTTATTCACTTTTGAACTATCGTGGCACACCCGGCTCCGTCAACGCGCGCTTGCGCATATAACGCCCGCGGACGCGCTAAACACACGGGGAGGGAAAGGGGGAGCACGGAAGATGTTAGGGGGATTATAGGGGGTAATAGGGGTTGTAGGGGAAAGAGGGGGACAAAAGGGGGAAAGAGGAAACAAGGGGGAAAGGGGACAAAAATTTGAAAGCCCCTTCCGAAAGTGATAGTCGAAGCGTTTTTGCGTCTCACAAATCTTGATTTCGTCTCAATCAACCCTGTGATTGGACAAATAGTCGTTGGCATCTTCCCATCTATCTGCTATTATCGCGGGAAGGGCGTGTAAGAGCCTGTCTGTCGCGTTTTTCTGGTTGACCCGATAACTTTCACGTCTGGCCTTGAAAAGCCGTTCTCCACGCTCCCGCATCGGTCTGATTGCATGGTCTAGTTCGAGATATGCCATCAGCATCAACGGAGAGCCGCCTACGAGTGTCTGTGTGGCGTTTTTGTGATTAAGTCGATAAAGTTATCGTCTAACACCTAAATCGCCTTAAAACAGGCTTTCTCGTGGAGTTGGCAAAAACAAAAGGCTGCCATTGCTGACAGCCTCTCGTTTTTATTTTAGCCAGTCGTTTTCCAACGCACAGAAGCCAAATACCGCTGCTGCTGTGAGAATAATCCAAATCGCCCAGAAGATGACTACCCAGCCATCCGCACCAGACATCAGGTTTTCTCGCGTCTGGTCGATGTCTGTGCCATCGTAGAACGTGGCATCCTGAATGGTGTGCCCGGTAAACGTGGTGTACATCGTGCCCGTGTACTCCACAGGTCGGATATAGTATTCAAATCGAACGCTGCTACCCCTGTATTTTGTGGTCAGATACTCGCTACTAGGCATATCTATTTGCCCATAGTCAAAATTCTTGCCCAGAAAATGCACGGTCTGAGAATGCCATGTGTCGGAACCGGCATAATCCCATGAATAATAGATTTCCGTGGTAGTATAGGTGTGACCCTTGCCATCGGTATGCACTACCGTGCGGGTGTGCATATTGTAGTGCTGCTCCTCGCAGTAAATGTACATATACGGCCCGCCGATCCGATCCTCCGATACCGTGTCCACGGCTGACAGTGTACCGTAACAGAATGCCCGTCCAACGTCCGTCCGCAGCCCGTAGGCAAACCGATCCTCAGAAGAAATATCAATCGCAGTGGTATACTCCTGCTTGCGCTCCATTGCCATCTGCTTGATGTTGCCAGAAATGACCGTGCCCAGAATCAGCATCGCCAGAACAATAACAACACTTGCCAGAATCTCCCGGAACGTGATCTCGATTCCGTTAATCTCCAAAGAGGTTTCCGACAGACGGAGCATCCTCCGATACGTTGAACGATAAGAGCGCATAGCTTTGTACCTCATACCCGGTCAGTCTCAAAAACGTGTTATTGGGAAAGCGGCGGACGTACTGCCGATAGTTCTTGATAGTGCGGTTATAGTCAGAGCGGTAATTCGCAATCAGGTTTTCGGTGACGGCCAGCTCGTTCATCAGTTCCCGATAGTTGTCAGTGGATTGCAGTTCCGGGTAATCCTCTGCCACGGCTGCAATCTGGGTGGTAATCTCAGACATGGCGGCATCGGAACTGCTGCCACGCGCCGCGATAACGGCCACAAGAGTATCGTATTCGTGCTTGTCGTATGCCTTGACCGTTTTAACCAGATTCGGGATAAGGTCTGAGCGGCGTTTCTCCTGCCCCTGAATATCAGACTGAGCAGCGGCTACCTGTTCCTCGTAAGAAATGGCTGTATTCTTTACGCCCTGCACAATGAACAGACCCGCGCCAAGCGTCAAAATTACGATTAAAAAAATTACAACAGCCACTTTCCAAAATGTATCTTTCATCTTTTTTCCTTTTCAGTCCATCCAAGTGTACTCTTGGAATCGTTGAATCTGCTTGTTAAACGTAATGGGAAGGTCGCCTATCTCGCCTTCCTTGTTCTTGCTTAGCCGGAACAGGTATTTGTCGGGGTTATCGCCGGACAGAAGGATGATCGCATCAGCGTCCTGTTCAATCTGTCCGCTCTCTCGCAAGTCGGAGTTGGTCGGCGTTGCTCCGGGCTTGGATGGGTTTCGATTGAGCTGTGCCAGTGCCACCACAACAATGCCTGTGGTCTGCGCCAGTTCGTGCAAGGCAATGGATATGGCTGTAATGGCGGCATATCTGTCCTTTGCGCCAGTTTCGTGGATGAGTTGAAGATAGTCTACGAAGATGACTTGAGCTTTTTTACGGAGCGCCTGAGCCTTCATCCACGCCACGTTCTTTCCAGCAGCGGAGCGGATATATAAGGGCATCTTCATGTTCTTTGCCTGTTCGTCAATCTCATTCAAGCTGACCGCCTTATTTTTCACCGTGTCCAGAGGACAATATATTTGATTAGCCATCAGCCGTGCGCCCAGCTTGCGTTTGCTGGTTTCCAAGCTGAAATAGTACACGGTGTAGTTTTGCTTTGCCATGCTTGCTGCTATTTGCAAGGAAAGGGCTGTCTTGCCCGCAGACGGTCTGCCGCCGATGATGATAAAGTCGCCCGGTGAAATGTGAAGCGCTTCATCCAGACGCTCTAGGCCTGTCTTGATATAAATAGGCTTCTCGTCCATGTGAAGCACATAGTCGTTCAGCACATCCTCGTATGTCCACGCATCTTCTTCCTCAGCTTTTAGGCTCATTGCTTCGCCCATCTGCTGGTAAATGTCTGATAGATCAGAATAGTCGGTAAACTCGCTGGTCATCTGAAATGCCAGACCTTGCACACGAGTGAGTGCAGCTCGTTCTCTGATAAGCTGTGCCCAACGCTGCATCTGCTCCCTGTCAATTCGTACACACTCTGATTCACAGGTTTGTACACACGTCAAGAGCGTCTGCGCTACGTCTGGATGCTGCGTGTTTATCTCGACTATATCTATCTTCCCCCTAGCCGTCCAATAGCCCTGAACAGCCGCAAAAGCGTCTCTAAGCTCAGGCCTGAATAAGTCAAGTTCAAGGTCTGGTATGATTTCATCCACAACGCCCGGCTTGCAGAGAATCAGCGCACCGATAAATACCGTTTGAACGTCCATTGTCATAGTCTAGGAAACTCCATCTCCGTACTTTGCTCGTACTGGTCATCCTGTTTTAATGCGTAAATGTCCTGCCATCCAGCATAGATGCTCTGGTCGAGAATGGCTTTCCAGTCGTGCCGATCAAACTTTTCCAGCTTGTTGCAGAGCATCTGTTTTGCCCGGTCTGTCATAGGCTTCTTGATTCTTGTACGCATCTGTGCGAACTCTCGCAGGGATTCCAGCAGGGCTTTATCGCCATGAGCAAAGTCGGAGAAGATGTCAGGTTTCTTCTTGACCGCGCTTTCCGGCAAAGTCTTGACGTTCATCTGACTGTCAGTTGATACAATGCGTTCATCGTCATCTGACTTTGAACTCATAGATGAGCTGACCTTCATCTCATTTATGACATGAGGATGAGATGACTTTCGTGTAGACCATCCTTTTGACGCAATATCGCTTCTTTTAGATTCTTCATTGAGCAGATGTTTGATCAAAATGAAACAAGATTCTGCTTTTTTTGAGTTCAAAGTTGCGTCTTTCCCTTCAAAAACGTATGCGCAGATTGCATCGTATAGTTCCAGCTTCTCTTTACTTTTGAGCGTGGAGATGGCTTCAAAGTAGTATCGTTTGAATGTAAAGCTGTCTCGTCTTTTGTCCATGCTCAGTCCTCTTTGTAGCGTTTGTTCCATGCTTCGACGGCTTTTTCCTTGCCAAATGTTGCAGAAGTGCTCACCCCGCATTTTCCGCAGACTACCCAACTAGCCATGTCAACATTGAGTGGATGAATCACTTTTACAGTCGGTGGTTTCGCACCGCAGAACGGGCATCTCTTAAGTTCTTCCATCCTTTTTCTCCTTTATATTGTTCTTACTGCTCTTTTATTCCAGTCTATAATTGCTGATGGCAAAAAAGAAAAAGTTTGAGAATGTCTGCCACATTTATCGCATAAAACTACATAATGCTCATAAACACCAAAAGGCTCTTTTTCTTTTTAGATATGTGGCTCCGCTCCGCAAAGGCATAATTTCAATTCTGTCACTTTCTAAATCCCTCTCTTGTTCTCGTGATTCGCTTATGCGCCTTTACAGGCCTTGTGCCTTTGCCGTATGCTGGGCGGATATGTTTTGCCTTGATGTACCCGCAAGGTGGCTTCGGCCCAAAGTCGAAAAGGCTCAAGTCCATAATGATGATGCCAAACTTCTTGTTCGTCATACTCAAGCCACCCTTTGGTGGTTCTGGCATATTTGCCCAGTGCGTCACTTGTGCGTACTTTTCGCCAAACTCGCTTTTCTCGAAATTGTAGTAGCCTTCGTAGGTATCAGTCCAGCATCGACCCTTCCAAACCGCCTCAAATACTTCTGGGTTGTCTCCAATAAGGGTTTTAAGGGTTTGCGTAGAAACAAGCACCGCATCGCAATCGTCAGGTGGAAGCCCTTCTTTTTCAATGGAGCGCCAAATCACTTTGCTTTCACTCATATTGTCCTCCTACACCATCGGAAACGCCATCCAATGCGTCACCGTCACATCTTTCGGCAGTCTCTCGCCCATCTCGTCCCAGAACTGACCGTCTGCGTAACAGCCTAGAAAGTACGCTGTCGGCGAGATTCCTTGCAACAATTTTCCATCTTTATCACGCCACGTTGTCTTGGTCGCAAGCAACAAAGACTGCGTTCGCTCTCGTGGCGATTCGCTTGCTGGATGCCAGAGTGTGTTAGCCATTCAATCTCCATCCCATACTCCGTCAGGCCGCATCTTTGCAAACGCAAGCAAACCGTACAGGGCGCGTTTGGCGTTGCCCTCTGTGGCGTGCCAGTAGTCGCTGTCGTCTACATCGTCACCTAGTGCAGAAATAGCTTTTTCAAGCATCGGGATGCTTTCTGCGCCTGTTTTGCCATAGATGGAACGGATGCCGCCCTCACCAAACACTTCCGGTCGATAATAGAAGTGACCGTAATTATAGGTGACGTTGAGCCACAGTTCTTTTGTGCCGCCCATAGCGCGCATACCACCTGCGATAAAATGTGTGCTATCCGCTTTGAGCGGTTTATGCGTTACATGGTCGCATAGATAAATATCGTAGCTCATTTTCTCATCTCCCATTCCTTGCACACATCGTCCGGGTCTGTAAAATCAGCCCGGCACTCAGACAGACCGTTGTAACAGACCCACGAGAATCTGTCGTGCCATTTACAGTTTGAGCAAGACTTGTCCACAGTTTGGCATAAAAGTTTCCCTTTGCTGTCCAGTAGAATGCCATTGCCCAGCCTGATTACATCACTTCCGCTCATCTTTCTTCTCCCATTCCTTGCAGCCACGTTCGTCCCACACGAAGTCTGCAACGTGTTCTGACTGGTCGTTTACGCACACGCCCTCTGGCTCTGCGTACCATTTGCAAGAGCCGCAGGACGGCTCAGATTTGTTCTTGCAGGATTCTGCTGTGCAGCGGATAGCCTTACCAGCAGAAAACTGTTTGATGCCCATGCAAGAGCAATGTTCGGTGGTGCAGTAAACATCCATTATATTTGTCCTCTCTTTCTCCTTCTGTTGGCATTGAACCGCCCGATCACTCGCTTATACTCTTCATAGCACTCCGGGCACAGGTCGCCTGTGTCTCTGCGCCACGCCCAGTCCTTGAAGTATTCGTCAGGATTCATCATCCTGCTGCCCTGAACCGCTCCGCAGCGGTCACACACTCGCTTGTGGTAGATTCCTCTGTCAGTCTGCATTAGTTTCTCCTCATGTTAGCACTTGTTTTCAAATTCTGCTCCACAATAAGGGCAATACTTAATGGGCTTTAACTTTGTGTTACCGTGTTCCCACCCCGGATAAAGCCAATCTTCCGGAAAATGCTCGTTACAATTAGAACAATAGCAAGTCTTATCCATATCATCATCATTTGGATAAATGTTTAAGTGCGCAATCGGGCGCATCGTTTCTTGATTGATTGTGCAAGCAGCTTTTACATGGTTACAAAAAATCTCAATTACTCGTTCTACTGAAATCGGATTTTCTTTTCTTGTAACGATAGGAGCGGACTTGTAACCTTCAAAAATACAAATCAACTTATCTGCATCAACTAATCTCATTTTTCTCCTCCCCCACCTCTCTGTACTCCACGTCAATCCCCTTCGGCAAAGCCGTCTGGTACTTTTGAGCCAACTGCTCTGCGCTCTGGGCATCGCCCAACGGCTGTTCAGGCGGCGCAACGGTAACTTCCACGTTGTCGCGCATACCAAAGTAGTTCTTGGCTCGGAAAATCCACTCTGCCGGGTTTTCTTGACCGTACATACCGTTGTATGCCCACATGGACTGCATTTGCAGAATCAGCTTTAAGATGTACTTCTGCTGCAAGCTGTCGTCACGGCGTTTGCCCGCCATTATCTGCTTCAGGCTCACCCATTCGATGCCCAGCACCAGTGCAATCCATTCCACCACAGGGGAGATTCTGGCTTCGATGCAAGCGTCAAAGAAGAAGTCAAGACGCTGCTGCACTTCAATCGCGTTGTTCATGTCCACGCTTGGAAGGTCGCCAAAATACTTGGCTGCAATCATGCCGATGACCTTCTTGTCCTCTTCATCGCCGATTCTCGACTGCAAATCGCCTGTGGACAGCATCTTAGACCTTGTGATTGCTAACTCCTGTTGTTCTTTCACCTTTTTGCTCACCTGTGAGCGGATAGATTTCCGCTTGTTAAGCATCTGTTGTTTCTTCTTCTCACGTTCTTTCTCACGCTTCGCAGCGGCTTCTTCTTTCGCCTTTTGCGCCCGCTTCTCACGCTTTTTCTTTTCAGCTTCGGTCAACGGCGGTCTGCCACGACCACGCTTCGGGGGTGTTGCCATGTATCAGACCTCCTCAATTTGATTTCCGAAAGCGTCCCATCCATCACGATGATTTCTTGCAAATAGTTCAATCTTTTTAGCTGTCGGAAACATATCCTCTAACATTTTATAGGCGCATTGCGGTTTATGACTATGGTATGTAGCGGGCTCTCGAAGTATCGTTGTGTATTTACCTCTCGTTTCTTTTCTTGGCATCAGCATTTTTCCGGGCTTGTAGAACCACAAGAGATATTCGTGCGAGAACCGAACCGTAAAAGCAGGAGCAACGCCGTTTTCTTTATCCCAAACCATTCTCGCATGGAGTTTGTAGCCACGCTTTGCCATTTGCCGTTCCGCTTCCATCAAGAACTTGTCAATGCACCACATAAACACATTATGGCGGTCTGCTGTATTTTCAAAGAAAACGTCTTGAATGGAAAAGCAATCATCAAGCGAAAGAGTTTTGTAATCAAGTTCTTTTCCTTGATTCGGTCTGCATTTTCTGACGTTTCCTTTTTTCTGCGGCCACGGTGGGTCTGTGTAAATAATTTCGTACTTTTCGTTAAGTTCGTTCATTATTCATCCTCTTTTGGAATTCTAGGAATTGGCATCCAAAACTTTACCGGGTATTCGTCATCAGACCATTTTCCGTCTTTGAATTGCATTGTTCTAATGCAGTTACGCCAATACCAAAAATCGTAAACAACAAAATAAACCCCATTTTCACTAGGTTGTGCGTTTTTTACACTTGTCCATAACTGCATAGCGGTTGGAACCGTATCAACCCATTCTTCGGCTTCTTTTAGGTCGATTTCTTCTCCCATGTTCCCCAATGCATCAATAACATCCCCTGTGTCAACAAGTCTCATCCTCGTTCACCTCTTCATCTTCTTTTCGATGCTATCCAGCTTCAATGCAATCTGCCAGACGGAACAGCAGTTGTCAAACTGTCGCCACCAAGCGCACTTTTCTTTCTCGCATACACACCGACCAAGCGGATTGCTGGTCATCTTCATCGGGCAGTAAAGTTCGTTGTCCATCATTTCCACCCCATCACAACAGCCGTACAAACGGCCAGACACACATTGATGAACAGCCAGACGAGCATTGCCTGACGTTCTTCAAACAGGTTGTCTGCCATGTCTTTGATTGCCCGTTCAGACTGAACTACCACCGCCAGCAGGACTAGGCAGACCAGCCAGCGAGTTGCAAATTCAAACATTGTTATCCTCCATAAAATCGTCCATGCTCAACTGACCGCTGATGTTTTCATCTTCCATCCACCAGCGAAAAACGTCCATGCCGGTCTGCCAATCACACGGCAAACCTTTTGCTTTTCTGACATTAAGCATTCGTTCAAACGCTGAGATGTACATTTTCTCGTAGGCAGGCCAGCGCACAAACTCGCGCTGTCTGCCCCCCCTACCGGCCATTGGACAACCGATGCAACCAACACGCTTCTGCCCTTCGCAATATAACGGATTGATAGGCAGGTGTTCGCTGTGCATGTAGTCCCACACATCATCGGCAGACCAGTCCACAATAGGATTGACGGTCATTTTTCCCTTAAGGTTGCAAGTCTCGAACAGCTGCCGTTTCTCGTCATTGTCACCCATGAGGATGATGCGCTTTTCTTTGTCCTTGTGCATCAGTTCCATCACACCACGACTGTTCTTGCGCCGTGCAGATTCTGCCCACCGAACGCCTGTTGCAATAAACCGATTCTTTCCTGTGTTTTCCTTTAGGACGGCACAGCAATACCGTACAAGTCTTGTCGGCGGCATCAGCTTTTGCGGAATCAGCGTCCACATGGACACGGGCTTGTCCTTGTAGCGTGGCATGACGATGGAGCATTTGATTCCGCGTTCTTCCATCACCTTGAACTGCTCACGGATGAAATAGACCGTCTCCGGCGCATCTGCGGTGGTGTGGCTGTTGACCACCTCGAAGCTGATTCCTGCACGTTCAGCCAGAGCCACAAGCACCTGTGAATCCTTACCGCCAGAGTATGTGACCATCAGCGGTTTCTTGTACCGATGCTCAGACAGCCTTGCAGCGTCCTGCAACCGTGCGATTGCAAGCTGTTCCTTGTCATTCATTTTTCACCTCATACCCAACGCAATGGGTTTCTTCTCCACAGATTGGACACTCTGGGAGCTTGCATTTGTTTACAACGGCGGTAGCAAAATAGTGGTCATGGATTTCGATTTCAGTTCCGCACAAAGTACATTTATATTTTGCCTTCAAAATTTGGTCGTCCACGTTGGTTTCCCAAAGGATTTCATTGATTTGCTTATGCGAAAGAACTGCCATTAGCTCCACCTTTCCCTCAGCTCTTTTTCGACATGTTCTGACTTTGCGGTGATGTAATCCGCAAACTCGTCAGGGGTCATGTCCTCTTCTTTGAACTTGCCGACCATCTCCCAGTACCTGTCACCAATGCGGATGATTTTCTGCACCTGTTCATCGGTCAGGTCTGCATCGCACCGAAGGTTCTGAATTAGTGCACCCCATGTGGCGGAGATTCCATCCAGAGCCATGCGGAAGCCGTACAACTGGTTCTGCCGTGCGATTTTGCGGAGGTTGGCTGACATTGCCTGCTTGCCATTCAAGGATCGTTTTCCATGCTTATTCATCCGACTGCTCCTTTTCTTTAAGGCGAGAGAGCCAGCGTTTGTATTTAGCGTCCTCAATTTCAAGCTTTGCGTCCCAAAATTCGCATTCGGAATCGAGGCTATTTCCAAACCAAGCATCGCATAAAGCAGTGACTGCGTTACTTATGTCCGCAAATTCTTCCATCAAATTCGCTTCGCACTCGGCAATGCTCTTCGGTGTCGGGTTCGTACCATCCAGCGCACGGCGCAGCTTCAACGCAGCCTGTGCCAACTCGGACGCTTCTTCTGCCAACTGTGCCAAGATTTCTGTCTTGGGCAGAATGTCTGAAACTTTTTTGCTCACTTCTATTCTCCTTTCAGCCAGTCGTTCAGCTTTGCCATGCAAGAGGGGCAAAGGACAACGGTTTCATCTCTTATCGAGTAAATCCCTTTATCATCGCCAGCAAGGCACTTTACAATAGAATTGCTTTCAAATTGGTCAAGTTCGTCATCAAACGGTGTCATGTATTTCACATCGTTGGAAAGCAGAAACGCTTCCCCACACCTATCGCATACCATTGTCATTTTCTTTCTCCAATCTCTTTAGTAGCCCATCCACGTCATACCGCCAATGGACACGCAGCCTTTTCGCTTTGACCTCTATCCCCTCTTGCTCTGCCCACTGCCAAGGAATGCTCTTGCGGCTCTCGTTGTAACGGAACGCCAGAACCTTGCTGGCAGGGATTGCAAAGGTGCGGTTGACCGCCCTGTAATTCACTATCACATGGGCGGTCTGACCGCCGTACCCCATCGCATCCACCATGTCAGTGATGTGCTTTTCCTTGCGGTATTTGCACTTTGCCTTATCGTACTTGCCGAACACCTTTTCCAAAGGGATAGAGGGCGTTTCGATGGTTTTCAGTTCAAACAGGTGGTTCATCGGATATCGGTACACAAGGAAGTCGCAGATGTTGTCGATAGAAAAGGACAGGTTCTCGTTGCCGCCGTAGTAGGTTGCAGCACTGTCCTTCAGGCGGTAGCACCACGCATCGGACGGGACGGATGCCTTGAAGTCTGCTTCAAACTGCTTGCCGGTGTTCATAAATCAACCCGTCCATCGTTTTCTTCTCCATGTGTATGGATAAACATAAAGCATTCCTCTCTTAATCATTCTTTCTGTCATCTGTTTTGCCAGCTCAAGGGATGATGCTCTGGGTGCGAAAATCTGTTCTGGGTATTTGATTTCCACCATCAATCCGTTTCGGATAATAGATTTTTCGCACGGATACTTGTAACCGTCTTTCAGGATATAGCCGACCATCTTTTTACCGCTATGCGGTTTGAACCCATACCAAATGCAAGAAAGCGGGCTACTTTCAAACGGAACCAAAATCTGTTTATTTGAATCAAATCTGCAATGGCTGTTCAAAACAGAAGCGATGTGCTTCATCGTTTTCTTAGATGAATTTCTCATCCTCGTTCACCTCTAAATTCACTTCCGAGAAACCGTTTCTTGCCTTTTTCCCGGTGCTTGTCCTCGTAGTCTCTGCGATATACGCTCTGGCTGTGATTCAGCTCATACACGAATGCCTTGCGCTCTTCGAAGTCTTTCTTCTCTGCCTTGTACTTCTCGCAGGTGTCGTGGCAGGCTTGGTGGCGTGATGGGCAGTTGAGACAACAAGTAATCATTCTTCGCCAAATCTCCTTTTTGTTACAGCTACGCAGAAGCTTTCGATTTCGCTTGCCCAGCGTGCAGTACCCTCGCCGTATGCTTTTTGCCAGACCAGAGGGAAACCACCCAGACCATCAAATAGGCTGCCTAGCGTAGGCTTTTCTTTCAGGTAGGGGCGCATCCTTTGCGCCAGCCAAAACCATTGTGGTAAAGCGATTGAGTTGCCCAGAGCCTTGTACCGTGGGCTGTCAACGTATTTGTGCTCCTTTCCTTTGCTATCCGTCCAGTCACCAATGTTGGTGTAATTGTCAGGAAATCCTTGTAACCGTTCGCATTCAACAGGGGTCAAGCGGCGGACAATCCAACGGATGGCTTTCTCTGCGATCAGACACTCGCTGCCATTGCCGATGTTCCCGGCTTTCGCTTTCAGAGTTGAGCATTTGTCGCTTTCTTTGTAGCCACTGAACGACTGTTCGTTGAAGGTCTTACGTTCGATAGCGATAGCCGTGTAGTCCGTGATGCGGTTTTCGTGGTCGCCTGTTATGGTTGGCGCGATTTTGCCATCGCCGTTTTCCCTTGCATCATAGATGACTTTTTCGCTTGTTCGATCACATCCAGAAGGGCTTGCCTGAGAATGTCCGGGAGTGGCTTCCCACGCCTTGATGCTCTCGTCAGGATTCCCTGACAGGCTCGTGCGCTCAAATAGTATTTCTTCGGCACGTTGTCCTCCAAAATCCACGACAAGAGCGATTCTCTTTCGGCGTTGGGGAACTCCCCAATATTGAGCGTCAAGCTGTCGCCATGCCAAAGACCATCCGTTTCCGGCGATTGCTCCAGCTTTGCTCCATCTGCCCCCCCTACCCGAAGGTCGAGGAATTGAAGCGTCTGGTTGTTCCACGCGGGCAAGTTCTTCCAGAACGGCTCTGAAATCTTCTCCTCCGTTGGAACTGAACGCTCCTGGCACGTTTTCCCAAACAGCGAAAGTTGGATACATTTCATTAGTGGCTGTCCTCATTTCCTTAATGATTCTTGCGGCATCCAAAAACAACACGGAACGGTCGTCGTCAAACCCAAGCCTTTTCCCCGCCATAGACAAGCCCTGGCAAGGACTGCCGAACGTGATGCAATCCACCGGCTCTATCTGGTCTCCGTGAATCTTTGTGATATCGCCCAAGTGCTTCATTTTTCCAAACGCCCGTCCAGCCAGATAGCACAGCTCTTATATAAGGTAGGGGGTTCGCCTTTTGTCCCGGTAGCGTAATCGTCAATCAAAAGGGGAGCGAACCATCCGGCTCTTCAATCAGGGAAAAGTCATCGTTCCCGCCCTGCGCGTAGCCAGAGCCAGACCCACCAGCCAGCGTTTTCTTCGGTCTGACCTCATAATCGCCGGAACGAATCTTGTCCACGCTGGTGAAGCGGTCAACGACCAGCTTTGTCTTGATGTTGCCATCGTTGCCCATGTACTCTTCCTCGCGGAGAACCACGCCGACCAGCTTGCCACGCAGGGTCTTTTCATCGTTGTTGAACTTGTAGCCGGGATTGGACTGCTCTACAACGGTGATGAAGCCCTTGAAGAACGGCAGTGCCTTTTCCTTGTAGCTCTTGATGGTCTTGCCGCCCCATGCCCATTCGCCCGGATTCAGCTTGCCACGCTCGATAAGGGAAGCAGTCTGCTCACGCCAGTAGCCCTTGTACTCGCCCTCTGTGACTTCCCACTCGATGTTCAGACGTTCCTTTGCGGGTTCGTCCGTTGCCTTGCAAATACCGGCAACATAGCCGCCAACAGGCAGGTCACGGCGCTCGGTGGCTTCCTGCACGTCATTCCAGTTGATGTTCTTCATCCGTTACTCTCCTTTGTTTTCCGGCTGAACCGGGATGTCGTAATACTCACGGATGGTCTTGTCTACGGCAGCGAGGTCGTTCTCGATCAGCGCATCGTTGAACATCCCAAGAGGGGTTTTCACGGTGTCCATCCCATCATTGCGAGTGCTGAACAGGTATCGCCCATCCTGCACGACGGTTTTTAGGACGATGGTGAAGTATCCTTCGATGCAGACTTTTTCGTCCAGCATTTTTCCGACAGTCTTGAACTTTTCTCCACCGTTTTCTCCGCATTCGCTGTGACCGAAAAAGTAGACCACCACATCGTCCGGCAGTTCCTTCGCCCGCATCAGTAGAGCGTTGAAGTTAGCTGCCATGTCGGTAAACTTCTGGTATCCGGCGACCTTTGCGTTCCGCATGAACTCGCCTGTCATAAGATAGGTGGCATCGTCAATGACGATGGACTTACGCTTGGTGCTATGGATTGCAGCATCAATCTTGCCGTAGTCGTTGGTAATATAGGTTTTCATGTTGCTGCGGAACGGCAGCGGTTTGCCAAGCACGTTGATGACCGCAACCTGTTCCGGGTCAAAGTTCCGAAGCGAAGCGGACTTACCGCTACCGGAGTGACCGTAGACCATTACTAATACTGCCATCAGTTGTTCTCCTTCCTCGCTTCTTTCCTCACTTTACGGCAAGCCGGGCAACGCTTGGGCAACGCCATGTTATGCGATTCAAAGAAAATGCGTTCTGCACGAGAAATCTCGAATGCTTTTCCGCAGTCACGACACGTTTTCTCAATGCTTGTACTCTCGTCCCACGAAGCCCTTCTTGCGGCATCTTCGACAGCAAACGCTTCCGCGATTCCGTCATAAGGTCTCCTGACAAGCATATGCTGCGGTGCGTGACCGTTTCTGCGAAGCGTTTCCTCTAAGTTGTTCCTTTTACAGTTTGCGCAAAGAGTTTCGGTGCTGTTTGGAAACACCGAAAAAGGCTTATTGCACTTTTCGCAGTGCCTAATTTCTTTCTTGTGTTTGCCCATTTTCTTTCCTTTCTTCGACTTCATTAGGCTTCATTGTTCTTACTTTGGCTTAATTCGGCTGCACAAAATCAACCAGCCATCAGGTCTGCCAACTGGGAATAGAGGTCTTTCAGCTCTGCTTCCCTGTTCTCGATTTCATACTGCAAGTCCTCAATCTCAGCCAGCCGGTCAGCTTCTTTGGCTTCCGCCATCTGTTCGTTGGTCATGAAGTACACGCCGTCCTCCGGCTCTGTCACGCCACCGAATCTGTCAAGGTTAACCATCTTTTAGCCTCCCTCTTTTGCGCTCCTCTTTGATTTGCAGTGCGCTGTACCACTGGTCTTTGTCGATTTCAATGGTAGACCACCGATGGCTACAGGAAATACACTTCTTACGGCGAACGATGCTATCGTGGTCAGAACGGCTGTCAACCGTTGTGATGTTGTCGCTGCCGCACACTGGGCATTTCATTGTTCGTTCCTCCACTTGTTGGTATGAGCGGGAATGCGGTTTAGCTTCCCCATCCGTTCGTTATCTTCATGCTCTTTTTCCGCGCTCACTCCAAGCGCGCACAAAACCAGAGCGGTGGCTAGTAACATCAGTGAAACAAATGCCCATCCAAGCATCTGTACTGTAGTCTCGCAGCCATTTATTGTATCGCCACAGCTAACGGCTACGATTGCGGCGACAATACCAAGTATGGTAAGCACGTTTCCTTTTACAGTTTTCATTTTGTCCCTTCTTTCAGAATGATATCGAATAAAAATGGTTTGCTTGCATCAATCACGACTATTGCATTTAGCACTTCGGCTATTTTTGCAAGCGTATCAGTCTTAACGCCCGTCTTGTACGGCGCTTTATTCGGGCTTGTAATGTTGTATATCGTTGGAGCCGACACGCCACTTCTGCGGATAAGCTCCGATGCCTTCATATCGCGTTCTTCAAGAGCGGCTTCCAGCGTCATGCCTTTTCCTCTGTGTTCTTTGGTTCTCTGCGTCTGAAAATCCAACCGGTTGTCATCAAAGCGCCAACGCCTATGATGTACCATGTCACCTTAGCTCCGACTAAAAGCTCGATGTGATGCACCAGCCAGAAGTTCAGCAGAAACACTGCGAGAATAAACGCTAAGACAATGCCCCAGATCAGGGCGATTTCTACAAATACTTTCATCTTTATCCTTTCTTCGAATGCGTTCCAGCCGTTCCTTCTCACGGCTGTGCCAGCGGATTTCTTGCTGACCGTAGTATTTACCATTCATAAGTCAGTTCTCCTGTCGCGAGCATCCTCGACACTTCGCCGTAATGCTTGCCCAGCTTATCTGCAAGAGCTTGAACCTGCCCTATGGATGGAATCTTTTTTTCTTCCAGTGCTTTCTCGTTTAAGGCTCGTTCTCTTCGTATGCTCTGATGTTCCGCAATACTTGCAAAGGCTGCATCTTTCGCGCAATCTTTGTGGTACTTTTGTGCCGCAGACATTTTAATCATTGGCTTACCGCACCATTGGCACACGGTTTTTACTGGAGTGAACCCACGTCCTGAACTCAATGCTTTACGTCTCGCGCGCTTTTGCTCGCACGAGACATCTCTTTTACATTGTGTGCAATATTTTTTGCGTGGGTTTACCTTACCCAAAAAAGCTCCGCAACGCTCGCAATATTTAATCTCCATCTTCATTCGGTTTACCTGCCTTTTTGGCTTCCCGGTTATGCCGTTCAAAGCACTGGTTCAGCATTTTTTCCATCCACAGTACATTGTTGGCTTCATTCCGGGACACGCCAGCAGCCATTGCAAGCTTTAGCCTGCGCTTGCGGCTTGGTGCTTTGTAAAAGTACGTCACCAGCACTCACCAGCCTTATCTGTGATAAACTTCGGGACTTCCCGGCCTGTGGCAATGCACAGCGCAACTAGCTTTTCGACCCAGATGTCAAACAGGCTTTCTTTTGGCATATAGCACTGGCCAACAGAAGGCTCCTTAAAACTTTTCCAGATCGTCAGGCCGACAGCGCCATCCGTGACCGTCCATATCATACTGTAACCTTCATTGCACAGGTTGTACAAAATGTCTCGTGCTCTGCTTTTGGCTTCGTTGATTTCAAAGGCATCCCAGCGCTTTTTGCTTTCCTCGTAGGCTTGCACCGCCTTGTTAATGGCGTGGTGCGCTTCGTTCGGGTGTTCAAGGTCTACCTTTAAGGTGATGATCTCTTCCATACCACTCATTTTCCCTCTCTTTCCTTCAACAGCTCTTCTAGAGCTTCTTTTACCTTAGCTTCCGCATTTTTAGGCTCACGCTTACCGTTCAGGATTTTTCCTAAGTATTCCGGTGCGCATCCCATTTTTGCAGCAAGCTCTCTGATTTCGATGCTGTTAACGTGAAGCGTTCCCACAACATCGCCTGTCCACTTAGGAAGCAAATTTTTTCTCCTTTCTTGTTCTAGTACTTGAACTTTTTGGAAGAATATGATAATATTATGGTGTCAAGCAAAAACATTATCGAACGTTCTTCTATTTGTTCAAAGTCTTTAATTTGTTCTACCGATTGAACCCGGTAGCCTTATTAAAGCACAAGCAGTAGAACTTTTCAAGTGTTTTTGTTCAAGTGGTAGAACTTTGTCATCTTGTACAAACGCTGGAGGTATGTTTTGTGTTTTTTGACAATTTCGTAAGGCTATGTGAGCAAAAGGGAGTAAAGCCGTCTCGTGCTTTGACTGAAGCTGGCGTTCCGAAATCTGCTTATAGCTATTGGAGAGCCGAAGCAAGTGCAGGGAACGATGCAAAACCGACCAATCAAAATGCCGTTAAGCTTGCACAGTATTTCGATGTTACGGTTGACTACCTTCTTACTGGCAACCAAAAAGAAAACCTGCCCCAGCAGCCGCAAAGTGAAGTCGATGCAGCAGTGGAGCGGATTAGAAAAAAGCTTGAATCTATGCCGAAGGAGCAGCGTGAAGCGCTGATGAACCTGATCGAGAAGATGTAAGGAAACGGTTCTGACCCGGTAAAATAAAAAAATCCCTTGTGCCGGGCTGGTGTAGCTCTGCGCAAGGGATTTTCTGTTACTCTAGGTCTAGTGCTTGTTTCGCTACCGGAATCTTTTCAGGATGTTCCAGCAGCCATGCAATAAATCGGTCAATCTTGGCTCTTTCCTGTTCACTCATTGTGGCATATCCTCCCGATCTGTAAGTATGGACGTTCATTTGATACGATTGTACACTTTTTAGTTGTCAAGTCAATGTATTTTTAACAACTTCGTAAAAATCGAACGTTTTCTTCACATCCATTACTTTACATCAGGGAAACCAAAAATTGCAATGACAATGATTAAGAGCCACATTAAATTTAAGTTACCCTTTGCTTTGCAACATTCCGTTGAGCATGGAACGAAAGGGGTTATCCGGTAAATCGTCCAGCACATCTGCTTTGACGAGAGCGTTTGTGCTGATGCTATGCGAAACATTGTTTAGCTGCACAATGGCATCGTCCAAGTCTTTTACGGTTGCTCCGCGCCGTTCCATTGACTTGAGGAAAGTTTTCACTTCTTCAAGAACGACAGGGTTCTCGGCTTTATAGAATCCATTCGTAAAGTCCATCTTCTTCTCCTTTCACAGTTCCACAAGCTGTCCGTCAATGCGCTCGATATTGTCTGCCGGGTCGCGCCCATCGTCTAAAGCGGCTACGGCACGTTCCAGGATGCCTTTTGCTTCGAGGTAAGCATCTTTATCAGCTTCGTACGCAGAAAGGCTCAGGACAAGCTCCAGCGTCCGTCTGCGAGTGTATGGGATAATCAGAGCATCTACAGTTCGGTTCATTCGTTTCCCTCCCACGGTTCAGGTGTGTGTGGTTGCCCATCGGGAACGCTTGCAGGCATTCCGTCGATGATCGGCATACGTTCATGGTTCCAGATTACAGTTTCTTTCATTTTTGTTCCACTCCTCTTTGGAATTTTTTGACAATACAGTTATATCACATCTCGCTGTTTCAATGAAATAGCGACTTTTTTCAATTATTGTTTCACATTTTGAACAATATATCAGTTAAATTCCTTTGCATTTGTATCATTTTGTCGAAAGAGGGGTATTTATGGATGATTATAGGATACGAGTGGCAAAAGCGTTAGAGATGGCAAGAGCGGAATCCGGACTTAGTCAACAGAAGCTTGCGGACAAAATGGGCGTAGGCCGAACATCCATTTTTCGTTACGAGCAAGGGGCAATGACCCCAGATGCTCCTACTATCATAAAGTGGTTCGTGTGTTGTGGTGTTGCGGCCAAGCCATACATAGACGCCTGTTTGCATCCCGGATTATTGGAAAGTCTGGCTGGCGATGCCAGCACTGAGAGAAAGAGAGAGACGCTGATAGAACATATCAAAGACGCCCATCCACAGGAAATTGACCTGCTGTGCTATCTGATCTATGGCAACCACGGTTCAGATTACCTTGCCGTTCTTTGTGAAATGGTAGCCAACCTTCACACGACTTTGCGTGATCGTGTGTCCGTCTGCCGCACCGTTACAGGTCATTATGAAATGGCGCAAGCCACCAAAACCGACCCCGACCCAGACGGAACACAGCCCAATATGCAGATTTTATATCAAGCACAGGACTGTGGGGAAGCTGCGGCCATGAAGCGAAACGATTCTTATACCATCAACGAGGAAAACATTTTGCGCTGATTGTCGAATTATCGCAGTTTTTGAAAAACATTTTGTACACGTCCATCCACTTTTTGTACACCTATCTGGCAAATTTGCCTTGTCAATCCGTCCCCCATAGGCTGTAAATCGACAACATTCGCGCGGAATAAATAACGGACTGGCGTTAATTTATTGTTTGCGATTGAGTGGTTCGTCAATCCGTCCCCCATCATGCAGATTAGGTATGCCTTTCTATCCACATTTCGTACACCTATCAACAATCCGTACACGTTTGACATGGCTAATGGAAGATCGCTTCACCACCGGTACAGTCTTATTCAGTAAGTGACGGCTTAAGTTATCCACAAACTAGAATGGAAAAATAAAGAATTTGTTGAAAATTATCGTCATCGACTATTTAACGATGATATTTAACCTCTTGTTTATTTCTTGTTTAATATATAATATGTAGATGGGGGACGAAATGACATAGCATGGGGGACGTTTTGACAAGTCACGGGGGACAAAATGACAAGGACATGGGGGACAAAAAGACAAGCCATGGGGGACGAAAATGGTTGACACGTCCCCCTACTTGTGATATACTGTTTTCAGACCATTAAAGGAAGTGAGCAGATGCCAAAAATATCAGACAACAACCTTGTCGAAAAAAGCAAGTCCCTTGTTTGGGCGAAATTCAGGGACTACACCGCAGGAGAACTTCGGTTGTTGGAGGTTTACCTATCAAGAATAAATCCGAGAGACCCAAGTAGCAGTCGTGTGGAGTTCACTTTGGCGGAATACAGGGAGCTTCTTGGACTGAAAAGCCTTGACGCACGAAGGATTGGGCCGCAAATCAAGCACTTTCTGGGAAACACAGTGTCGATTCCGATTGATAAGGAAAAGGGCACGTTTGAAAGCTTTGTCCTATTCACAAGGGCAAAGCTGGACTATGTGCCAGAAACAAGGTCTTATGTCGTGGCAATCACTTGTAACCCTGACCTTCGGCCTATCTTCTTTGACATTGCCGAAAGTGGATATGTTCGGTATCGATTGCGTTATACGTCACGAATGAAGTCGCAGTACAGTATCTTGCTTTACTCGATTCTTCGAGATTGGCTGAATATGGACAGCAAACCGCATGAAATCAGTCTGAAGAAGTTGAGGGAGCAGCTCGGTGCGATGGAAGCCAGCTATGATGTTTACAAGAACCTTCGCAAGCGAGTGCTTGATGTTGCGGTGGACGAAATCAATGCTGTGTCTGACATTGTTGTGACCTATGAACCGGTTCTTGTGGCACGAAAGGCTGTGGCAGTCAAGTTTAAGCCCAAAATTAAAGCGTCTGAGACGCTGATTGAAGCTCAGGCAAGCGAAGTATCGACCGAACCTCAAAAAGCTGTCAGAAAGCCCCGCAGAAGCGGATACGAGGATTTTGACTGGTCTATGTGTGACGAACTGGAAAAGCAAGACTGCATTGACGTGGCGAAGGTAGTTGAGAAGTGGATGAAGAAAGAGCATCCAGAAATCAAGCTGCCAAAACGCAGAGAAGCGGTTTACGAGACGGTAAAGGCTGCGTATAAGGACATCTTGTCCTTGAGCAGAACGCCGTTCCCGGACAGACCCGTTGGCTATCTGATTAGGAGCGTGGACAAGGCAGGCGTTGTGGACAAGTATATGCCAGCGTTCTATTCCATTGAAGCACTTAACAGCAAATAAAGAAGGGATGATAAAATGGCAAAAATCATAGCTGTCGCCAACCAGAAGGGCGGCACAGGAAAGACCACCACAAGCACCTGTCTGGCAGGTGCATTGCAGTTGCTTGGAAAGAAAGTCCTGCTGGTGGACTGCGATGCCCAGTGCAACGCAACGGACACCTACGGCGCACAGACAGAGGATGTATGCACCTTGTTTGATGTGATGACCCGGCAAGGCACAGTCGAAGAAGGAATCCAGCACTGTGAAGCTGGTGACATTCTGCCGTCTGACAATGCAATGAAGGACATTGACGAACAGCTTGTCCGAGATATTGGCAAGAACTTCCGGCTGCGAGAAGCACTGGAATTAGTGTCAAACCAGTATGATTACATTGTGTTGGACACTCCACCGCAGCTTGGCCTTGCGCTTGTGAACGCTCTGATCGCCGCTAACAGCATCATCGTTCCCATCACGGCAGACCGATACGCACTAGCTGGTTTGAGCCAGCTTTCGCAGACCATTAGCGATGTTCGCAGATACTTCAACCCGACCTTAAAGATTGAAGGTCTGCTCCTGAATCAGTACAAGAGCCGTGAGAACCTGTCCAAAGAGGTTGTGGAGCAGCTTCCTGTGATTGCACAGAGCATGGGTACAACCCTGCTGGATGTGAAGATTAGACCGTCTATGGGCGTTCGTAAGGCGCAGGCAGAACGTCACAGCCTGTTTAGCGGCGACACGGCAAAGAGTACCAGTGCAGAGGATTTCAAGGCGTTGGCGAAGATGATTGTGGAGGGGGAAGAAAAATGAGCGATTTGTGTCCACATCTTTTGAATGCAACTTGTTCTGATGATACGGAGCAAGTCTACGTTATCAATTTTGGCTTTTCATTTAATGACCTTTCCGATAAAGAGAAAGAAATGGCGTTTCATTCTCAGTGGTATCTAGCTGAAAAGTATTGCAAAAAGTGGCAGAAAGAACTTGCAAATAATCAATGGGCGAAATCAGAAGACGAAATGCCGGATGAACTAAATCCATACGTTATCGGGTTTAGCAAAGACGAATACGATGTAGAAATTGTAGGCTATGAAGAAGATTTTAAGGAATGGCGGGACAAAAGTGGAAAGCCGCATAATATAACTCACTGGATGCCGTTGCCGACCGTTCCTGACCTTGATGAAGATTGGGAGGAAGAGGAATGAAATCAACCAGCAAAAAATCCTCTGGCTTGCTTGGTGGGTTTGATTTCCAGCCTATTTTTTCGGAACAGACATTAAGCCGAAGTGAGCCAAAGGAAGAAGAAGTAAGCCAAGCAAGGCCGAGCGAAGCCGAGCGAGTACAGATTAAGCCCAGTGAAGCCACAGACAGCCTTACACAGCCTAATGAAGCACACTTAAGCAGTATTAAGCCGAAGCAAGCCAAAGACAGCGAAACACAGCCAAGCAATGCCGTAGTAAGCGAAAGTAAGCCAAAGAAGCTGAAACAGGCAAAGGAAGTTCAACGTCTTATTGAACAAGGTGATGTTCCCGGCGCACTTGCCGAAGCTGGCTTGACAAAGAAAAAAATCCCGATGCCGGAATCGCATCAGGGCGTTGCAAGCGGTGACGGAAAGCGTTCAAAGCGCATCACCATCCTTATGAGCGAGGAAGAGCGCAAGTACATTAACCGTGAAGCACGGCGGCACGGAATGACTATTGGACAGTTTGTGTACGCTCTGGCGGCTGCGGCGGCAGATGGAAAGATTGAGTTGGAGAATTTCTTGGAGGATTGACGATAAAAGTTAAGTTCTATAAGATTTTCAAATTAAATTTATCACGGTGTTACGTCAATAATTGAAAAGGGGAAACTGATATGAGTGACTATTATGTTGAGCGACTGAATAAAGTAAGGAAGATGTCGTGTAAGCCAGTAGGGATGTCTCTTGTAGAAGAGGGATATGTATTTGACGAAGATAAATCCGTAAAATGGAATCGTGAACAGGTTTCTAAGAACAATCAGAAATATCAGGATGAAGTGAAAAGGCTCAATCAAGCTAAAATGAAAGCTCGTGAAGAGACTTATGCCGCTTTCTATAAAGATATTGCCGATGCATTAAACAGAGCTATTGGTGAAAAAGAAAAAGTTACTACAGAGCAAGCAAAGGTTGTTTGGAACTATCTTGAAGAACATTTGACTGACTCGTATAATATTGAAGGCCCCCTGTATGATTTAATTAACATGATTGCAAATTTCGTTGCCGGCGGGCCATGCAATCACTAAGTCGATAAAAGCTGAGATTTAGGAGGGTTCGTAATGAAATTAAACTATAAATGCTTAGAAGCCTCCGACGAATACGGAAGTCCAGTGAACTTTAGCATTCGCAAAGAAAAAGAGACGAATCGTGTCGTGTTTTTCGTTGACGTTGAATGCCAAGATGTTCATCTTACAGTAAAACAAGCGAAAGAACTTGCTAAGATGCTTTTGGACGCTGCAAAAGAATAATTTGATAAGCCGAGTTCTAGGAGGATTGACGTATGATGAGGTCAAAGGAATTTTACGAAGAAAGCATTAGCCGTTTACAGAAAATGGTCAAACACGGAGTTTACGTTCTTTTGTTTGATGTCTTTGCTGTAGCAGTTCAGATTCCGTTTATCTTTGCTGGTAAATATGTTGCGGCGCACTTGATTTTGTCCATTGCTGTATCTTTTGTAGCAGGATTTAGCTTTAATACGCTTGTGGATAGCAAAAGACAACTTGATATGTACAAGGCAGATATGGAATTGTACTATACCAAAGACGCTCCATCGCATTATTCTAGATAACAATAAAAGCTGAGATTTAAGGAGAATCGATATGGATAAGCATTATTTGAGACCGTGTCCATTTTGTGGAGGAAGCGCAAAAGTGATTGGAGGGAATTTTATTCCAGAACCACAGTTTGATAAAATTGGAGAATATATAGGCATGGGAATAACTCCAGATTGCGATATTGCACCGGCTTGCGTTGAGTGCGAAAAATGCCATGCTTATGGGCCGGAATTTGAAAATTCAGTAGATGGTAAAGATTTAATTGAACGTGCAGTTGAAGCATGGAACAGAAGAACCTGATAAAAACTAAGTTCTAAAGTTAAAATAGCAGGACCCCTACGTAGCCGATAAAAACTACGCAGGGGTGTTCTGTTTTACTTATCAGCAATGCAATCCCAGTAGAGATATGCCTTGCCATCTGCGGCATCTGCGTCCTCAAGGAACGCCTTTGCCATGTCAGCGTAGAAGCCCGGAGTGTCAACGGACTGACGCTTTGCGACCTGACAATAATCCGAGTACATCATGTTCATGACAGCCCAGAAATCGTTCGGGTCACAGGTGATATTGCGCTGTTTGGCAACGTCCTGCGTTTGTTCCAGCGTCCAGTGACAGCCCTTTGTGCCGTCAGCGTTGACCATGCTGTCGCACCATTCCTCCGCTTCATCGTGGGTGAGGTGCTTGCGTGGCATCTTAATAGAACGGCTGTCCGCACCGCCATGCTCATACTGCCCAGACCGCTTGTCCCAGTCTCCGCTCTGCGAGAAGCCAATCTGCGGCATCTTGCGCCCATACTCTACGTCAGGGTAGCGGGGGATAGGGTAAGGGTCGAGGTAGCGGTTCTCCTCCTGCGGATAGTAAGGATGGCGGTCATTGCCGTCTTCCAGCTTACGCAGACGGCGTTCCAGCTCACGCTCCCTGCGGTCACGCTCTTCCTCAAGGCGGTCACGTTCCGGCTCACGGTTTTTGTCGCGGTCACGGAGCATCATCATGCGGCGAAAATTGTTCTTGCCCATAATCTACACCTCCTCAAGAAATAGACGCTGGCGCGCCAGCGTGGGAACGGCAGAAGCAGCCAAGATACTTGAAAGTGCCTGTGCCAGTGGCAGACGTTGCCACACGGGTAGCGTAGCGAGTGCGAGTGTGGATGCTCTCGGCGGTTGCCTGAGCGCAGTTGCAGTCGGTCAGAGGGTATGCGGTCGTTCCTGCGCCAATGGTAATAACCACAGGCGCGTTGATGGTGGTCGTGTCCGGGATGCTCTGAGCGACCACGATGCAATACTTCTCTCCGTTCTGGTATGCGCCAGCAGGGATGTTGATGGTCAGCGTGTCGTTGGCAAACGTGACTGCCTGACTGATAACCAAGTGCGGGCAGAGACGGCAGCTTGTTTTGCAAGCCATAGTTTTTCCTCCTATAAAATCAGGGG